TTAAACGTTCCTTTAAATCAGGATGGTAGTCACAGAACTGTACAAATATCTTTAACTCCAGTATCTGCTTCAGATTGGATATTATCCGGAAATGTTAATGGAATCTTATTCACTATAAATTCTCCCAAAATATCTACCTCTGTAGATTTATCAAACACTATACCAAAGGAAATTAATGTACGTGTAATTGCAACCTATTCTTACAGAAGTAATTCTGGTGGGATAGGTCAATGGATAGTAGGTTCTGCTGAGTCAAATAGTGTATCATTTTCTCAAGGGGAAACAGGAAGTAAAACGATTTCAGTTATTGGAAGACCTTATTAAATTAATTTCCTTCTATTCTATAATACTTTTTCAGTTCTAATATTAATTGTTGTTTCTTTATCTTTAAATATTGTAAAAGTACTATTAATATTTGTAATAATATATTTATTAGGACTTTCTACTGATCCTCCATCTATTATTCTATAAGTTCCAACTCTTAATGTATGGGTACTAGAGTAACTAGAAGAACCCTCTTCATTAGTGATTGGTGTAGTAATTTCAGATTGTATGCCATCATCTTCATTTTTTATAATAATAAATAGATGAATGTATTCTTCTATATCTATATTAAACCATTTCCAGTCTATATTTAAAGTTCCTAAATTTAAAATCTTACCACTCTGATTTAAAGGAACGTTTAAAGTAAAAGAAAAATAAGAGATAGGATTTTATTTCCTATCTCTTTTTCACACTCTCCGAAATAACCTCTTCTAATTCACCTTCTGTAATATAATCCATTAAAGTTTCTTCGAATTCTACATTTATCCAAGCCTGTAACATAGCTGTATTTTCAAAATCTTCATAACTCAGATTTCTTAACTTAACTATCTGATCTACGGCATGTCTTGTTTCGTGATAAAATGTAGTTTTGATATTCTTAACCAAACTTTTATAATCCTTTTTGGCAATAAAAGGTCTATTTCTTCTAGAGTCAATGTTTACTATTACTACTACTTGATCGAATCCTGTTGTTTTATTAATAATTCTATAAGTAGATGTTCCGGATGTTGAACTTATTGTTTCTATAAGTTCTTCTGCTCTTGAATTTTTCTTTACCGGAATTTCCATTTTATGATTCTTTACAAACTTAGTAGTAAACCACCTCGTCATTTCTTTCTGTGTTCCAATTCCAAAATTAATTTCTACTCTATAAGAATCATGTTTTAATTTACTTATTTTCATATTCTTAAAAATTTAAACTCCTTAAGCTTTTTATTATTGCTTAAGGAGTATTGTTTTACATTATTTATTTTCTCTCATGTACAAGGCTTTAAAGCTCTCTGAAAACGACTATACAAATAAGTATATAGTTCATCAGCTAAATTAAATCTACTTAAGTCAGCTTCTATATTCTCTTGAATCTGAACTAAATAATAGATCAGATCAAGCCGAGTACGAGTTTCCTGAAGTTGAAATCTAAGTATATCTCTAAAAGTGAAGATACTTATATAATCGATCTTAATTCCATATAAATCTTTAAACTTATCAACAGTCATAGTTCCTCTTTTTATTCCAGAGTTATTAATAAAATCAACTACTTCTGGGATATAATAAGAAATTACAAAGTTTGATAAATTATCTATAGGAAGTTTCGAAGTAAATGCTATAAATGTATGAAGAACTAAACCTCTTAGACTTATAGTATTATATATTACCTTATCTTCATAATCCATCTTAACTTACTGTAGTATGTTTTGTTTTTATTACTTTAGTTTTCACTATTTCATTCAAAAGTTTCGGCATTTCCTCTAAGTTATATCCGATATCTATATAAGTATCAAACATATCTTCAACACGATATACAGCATCTATACTAATCTGAATTATTCCAAATCCAAGTTTTTCTGCTTCTTTTACTTTTGCGGCAGTATCTTTTATTGCTGAAATTCCTCCATACCCACTTGCACAAGGACTACCATCAGATATCACAAACATAATACAATCTTCTTTTGTGAACTTTCTAACTCTCTTTGCTACTTCTAGAATTGCATCTCCATCTCGATTTTGGGATTTTGCATAACTCTTAGATAATGAAAACTTAGGATTATAATGATTTCCTTCTCGATACACACTCAGATTTATATATCCGATCGAACCAATATCTGCAGTATGTCCATAAATATATAAATTAACTCCCAAACTTTTTCCGAAGGTTTCATTTAGAAGTATTGCAGCCTGTCTTGCTAGGATTTCCTTTTTTCCACCCATAGATCCAGACTCATCAATAAGAACACATATAGTTGATTTATTGGTTCTAACATGTCCCTGTCTTAGGTAAACTTGTGGAACTCCTTGATACGCTTCTGCAAGTTTTGTCGTATCTAAAATTCCAGACCTACAACCTTGGATATTAAAATCATAGTTCTTATCTGTTCCTGTCAATATCTTTTTTAATCTAGGAACATATTTTTGAACTGCTCTCACATCACGTAAATAATCATTCCTATCCCCTTTTGGTTTTTCAAAGAATACCTTATCAGAATCACCACGTTCTACTGTTCCCTCTAAGATTTTCATTGTTAGACTATCCTTTGATGATAATAGCCTAGATACTTTAGACTTATCTATCTTTCTTCCAGAATCTAAGTCAACTCCATACATTATACTAGTTATAGATTCAGTATCATTAATTAAGAATAATATTTTTTTTAATTCCGCCGGATCTATATCAGATAATTTCTTCTCCTTAATTATCTTAAATATACTTTCAGAAACACTACAAATATCTTTAAGATTTTCTGGATATGGAGTTATCTTTTCTTGAACTTCTTTGTATACCTCAGAATACTCCTCAAGAACCTCCTCTTCTATTAATCCAGGAAATCTAAGTATTCCTATTAATGTTTTAAAGAAAAGAATCAACTTCCTCTCCCTCATTATATTAAGTTTTTCCTCTAGAGTCTTGGAATTATAACTTTTTGCACAATCAATAAAATCTTGAAATCCCGGTCGTTCTGTTAGTAATAAATCCTCAACTCTATTATCCTCAAGAAGATTTATGAAAATTTTAATAATCTCTCCTTCTTCAAAAGTATATTTTCCACTTATAAAACTAAGAAAATTCAAATAAACTCTTAAGTAGGTATATCTTAAGTGTGCAGCCTCATGAAGACCAAATCCACAGAAGGCATTTATTTTTGTTTCATTATCTTCGGTGGAGTCAAATATCTTAGAAGGGACTGCTATTCTTCTTTCGGAATTATCTCTCTTCTCTTCTGAAAAATAATCTGAATACGAACTACTTTTATCACTACCCTCATTCAAATTTACTCTAATCAGGAAAGGAAAATCCATTATAGTTATCATATCTTTTACAGAACTATAAGCCTTTTCAATTAACTTAGATAATTGTGCATCCTCTTCCTTTCCAACAGATGAATATGAATAATAACTTTCTCCATACCAAGAGCTTCTATTTATAGTTCTACTTAGCTCTCCAGAATTTCCGACAGATGATTTATAGGATTTTCTAAATATACTCCTACCCCATCTACCATCATCTTCGTCATCATAGTAATCATCATAATCCTTTCTTTTCCACCAAGGATTATATGAGGTTGAAAAATGTTTACTCATAATCTATTAATAAGATAATATTGTTTTATATACTGTACTTCTTTCTCCTTCCAAATTAGTTCCTTCATAGATTGGAAGATATACCATTTCCATAGCACTTTTCACACTCCAACCATCTGATACTAACTCTGAGATCATTAGTGTTTCTCGAATTGATATAGAAGTTGAGATCTCCTGTTTCTTTGAGAGTGATCTAATATTATTCGCTATCTTCACAATTGATCTAGCTACTTCTTCATCAATTCCCGTTCTATTAACCAAAACATTTACTTCTTCTGTATCTGGTATAATATTAAGTTCAAGAGGAAAAAATCGATTAAGAAGTGCTCGGTCTATCATATTAGTTCCAGTATATTCAGAACCTATATTAGCTGTTGCAATAAATGTTACCTCTGGATGAATTTTAATACTTCTAACTCCTTTCCCACAAGCTATTTCAACATTCAATTCCCGTCTATCATCTAAACAAGGAAACAATACATTATTAGCCCCAAGAGAAGAACGATTTAACTCATCTAAGAGAATTACACACGGTTCTTGAATTACTTTAGTGAACTTAGCATAATCAAATATACTTTTTCCATCTTCTAAGCGATGAACTCCAAGTAAATTTGAAATAGGATCAATCATAGAACCCATATCAAACACATGAAGAGGTATACCCATTCTAGAACAAACTTCTTTTACACAACTTGTCTTTCCAGAACCTGTAGGCCCTATAATCATCGTATTAACATGTTTTTTTATATTTCTCACTAAGATTCTCCAATTATCAGGGGTCATATAAAATCCATCCTTTGTAGAACTTGGAGAAATTAGTGATGCATCTTTAAGAATTGTTTCGAGAATCGTAGCTTTCTTTGAGGGATCTACGAAATCAATTCCAGTCAGAGTTTTATATTCTTTTTTAGCTTCTTCATCTTTATATGTTAATCTTTGAAATCCCTTTTGTGTATAAAACTTTCCACCTGAAGAACTAAGATTAAGAGAAGTTGAGATAAATATAGTACCTTCTGAATAAACATCTCTTATCTTCTTAGGGCATTGTACATAAAGACTTGTAGATACATTAGAACCATCCTTCAATTTTTGTCCAGGGAGTGCTTTTACTTTCAAATTTCCTTTAACTAATACTGTCTCTAAAAAATAATACTTACTCATAATAATTTTTTCTTATAATAAATTAATATTTCTTTTATAATGAGATCAAGAACTACACAATAAAAATTCTTGATCATTAATAAGGATTATAGGGTTCGAAATATTTTCTTGAGGACTAAGGAACCTGGATTGAACAAGAGAGTAATTGAAAAAACCTATAGGAAGTATAAATAGAAAATAAAAAGATAATATAGAATAAGAATTGAATAAAGAGATATTAGGATTTTTAAAGAAGGATTGAAAGGAGAGATAGTGGTTCTTAAAAAGTATCTAGTCCTAGCTCTTCCGAGTGCAAACGAGGTAAAGAGCGTTATGGACGATATCTTTTTAAGGTTCATTTCCATTTAAATAGATATATAATATAATTAATCTATTATTTTCTATTTATCGTGAACCTTCTAAATAAGACGACCTCGCTCTCCCTGGAGGGGAGGCGGGTCTCTCACTATGTTCGCTTATTTAGAAGAACCACTATCTAGAGTGTAATTTTTTTTATTGGTATTTACATATATAGTGTATGTATGCTTAATTATGAATTTAAATTACGATTTTGCTCTTCTAATAACCTTAAACTCTAATTAATGAAATAAAGGTATCCTTAGTCTTCAGATTTTGGATACCTAAAGTAAAACTGGATTCTGTATTAGAATTCAATAATTAAATTTAATAAATAATTAAAAATATTTTTATATGACAAATAATAATATGTACAAAGAAAAAATCACCGTACCTAGAGGAATTAGGTATATAGGTGAATGGGAAAACTTTAGATTTTCAAATTTCCCGAATAAATGTATTATAAATAAACAACTTCCTGGTTGTGGGTTTACAGAATATTGTATAGGTGGACCAGAGAATATTATTCTATGTAGCCCCAGAAAAATGCTCCTAGAGAATAAAAAGGATCAACATGAATTTGATGTTTATCTAGTAGTAAATGAAATGGACAAGGAGTCTAATGTAGACAAAGACTTATCTAAAATCGAAAAAAATGTAGTAATAGATAATTCTGGATTAACTGAGTTATCTAGTAATTCAGAGATCTATAAGAGACTATATAGAGAAATAGATGAATATTGTACAGCCAGAACTATAAATGGATTACCCTGTAAAATCCTAGTTACCTACGACTCCTATAGAATAGTAAAGGATATCCTAGAGAAACTAGATAGATTTCGATATTTCTATACAGTAGTAGATGAATTTCAAAGCATTCTACATGATGCAAGATTTAAGAGTGATACTGAACTTAAATTCCTAGAATATCTCAAACAATCTCATTCAGCATACTTTGTTAGTGCAACTCCAATGATGGATGAATACTTAGAAATGCTAGACGAGTTTAGAGATCTGCCTTATTATGAATTAGATTGGAGCAAAGACGACCCTACTAGAGTAATTAGGCCGGCTTTAGATGTATATGTTATGAGAACTGTAGGTGAAAAAGCTTCTGAGATTATTCAGAAGTATCTTTCAGGAGATTTTGAAAGTATAGTAGTTCTTAGAGAAGGAGTACCAGTAAAAATTGTTTCTGATGAAGCTGTATTTTACGTAAACAGTGTTAATCATATTACTAGTATTATAAAGAAAAATAATCTTACTCCAGAACAATGTAATATATTGTGCTCTAGGACAGATGATAATCTTAAGAAAATTCAGAGAAGATTAGGAAAGAAGTTTGTGATCGGAAAAGTACCAAAAAGAGATGTCAAACCTAAAATGTTTACTTTTTGCACTAGAACAGTATACTTAGGTGCAGATTTTTATAGTCTATGTGCTAGAAGTTTTATATTTTCTGACAGTAATATAGACTCACTAGCCGTTGATATATCCGAAGACCTCCCACAAATACTAGGTAGGCAACGTTTATTTGAAAATCCTTGGAGTAATAGTGCAGTATTTTACTATAGGAGTACTGCTAATTACAGAGAAATGAAGGAAGAAGATTTTAAGAGAGTAATAGAATTTAAACAGAGATCCACTGAGAGTTTGTTATCTGTATATCAAAAAGGAACTTCAGAAGAGAAATATACACTGGCAATAAATTATCAAGATCTTGCAAGATTTAAAAATTATAAAGATAATTATGTAGCTGTAAATAAAATTCATACTCCTGAAGGAAACGTAATCCTTAAACCAGTTATAAATAATCTTGTTTTGGTTAACGAGATAAGGGCTTTCAAGATACAACAAATAGATTATAAGGATAGATTTAGTGTATTTAGTACTGTACATAATACATTAACCCCTGATGATATAGTAAATAGAGAAGTATCAGAATTTTTAAAGGTATATACAGGTTTAAATACTATATATGATAAGCTTAAGTTATTATGTGAATATGGATTATCTCAAGATGGAATTGATATAGTTCTTGGACAAATAAATGATTCCGACGAGATTAAGTCATTCTATTTATCACTTGATCCTCAAAAACTGAAAGCTTTATCCTATAACAGTACTAATATTAAAAAATACTTAGGAATTTTAACATTTAATAAAGATTTATTAAAAAGAAGTATATATTCTAATTTCAATCTTGGCGAGAAATATAGTTTAGCAAATCTTAAAAATAAATTAGGAGAGCTTTATAGTTCTATTAATTATACAGCTACTCCTAAAGCTAATGATATAGAAAATTATTTTGAAGTAAAAGAATTTACGACAACAGAGATAATTGATGGAGTAAAGAAAAGAGTAAGAAATTATGAATTATTAAAAGAAAAGAAGTAAAGTTATGATATATTTAATAGAAACGACATACTACGATAAAGAAACTAAAGAAGTACTAGACCTTCTTAAGATAGGATACACAGAAGATTCAAAGAAAGACAAAAGATTTATGGCTTACAGAATGCATAATCCGGGGTATAAATTATTATATGAAGTTCTTGGATACTCTGAAGATATAGAAAAGAGAATACAATATAAGTTTAAGGATTTATTATATTCAGAGTATGGAAGAGAATGGTTTTATTACAGTGAAGATATAATAAATTTCTTTAAGGATATAGACAGTATAGACTTAGAATCTCTCCCAAAAAATCCTATAAGAGGTAGTAAGGATTTTAAGAAGATCAAGAATGAATGTAGAGAGGTACTATCTTACTTTTTCAATTCTAAGGATACAGAGGATTACCTAAAGAATATAATATCTAAGGTAAAGGATCAATTAACTAGGGATTATGTATTAGAGTATCTTAGAGATGACTCCAGTATAGGACCTGAAGGAGTAGATAGATATTTAAATTATTTAAAATGTTTAGAAACAGGTATATATTGTGAGGATGATATAGTAAATAGAGAAGTATCAGAATTTCTTAGAGTATATACAGGGTTAAATACTATATATGATAAGCTTAAGTTATTATGTGAATATGGTTTATCTAGTGATGCAATTGATATAGTTCTTGGACAGATAGCTGATTCTGATGAAATTAAGTCTTATTATACTACATTGGGCTCTAGTAAGCTTAAATCACTATCTTATAATAGTGCTAAAATAAAAAATCATCTAGGGGTAGTAACATTTAGTCAAGAACTTCTAGAATCTAGTATTTATTCGGAATTTAAAGTAGGGGATAAAATAACACTATCTGATATAAAATCTAGACTTGAGGTGTTATATAAGTCCATTAATTACGACAAAGTAGCCAAAGCAAAGGATTTAGAAAACTATTTTGAAGTTAAGAATTCTAGTATTTATGAAAATGGAAAGAAAGTAAAATGTTATATTATTATTAAAAAGAAAGGATAATTAATCAATGAAATATATAAAAATATTTAATTATTTTTCACTTAAAACTCTAATAAATGAATAAAAATAAATAATTATGGAGAATATAATAAATAGCTTTTTTATTAAGCAGAGCAGGATTACGGAACTTACTTTTGAATTTACAGAGAGATTATGGATTCAGTCAGTTCAATATGAAGTTAGTACAGTAGAGCATATTCCTTACATAGTAACAACAGGAGGACGAAATAAACTTTACAAACTAGAAGAAAATCCGGATGTTACAAAATATGGAGAGGATTTATATCATATTAGAAGTATTATGAAAGATTCTATAACGGCCGAAGATGTAGAGATAAACGTTATGTACCAGATTGATAAAGCAACGAGAAATGTTTTTAAGGTTTCTCACTTATACGTTGCTTTTGAAGATGGTACAAAGAAAATACTCTACAATGAAACGGCCGAAACTTATATGTGTATCTTGAGAACTCTTCAAACTAGATTTCCAGAATTAGTTTCAGGATTATTTGTTAAGATCGGAAATGATTATAAGTATTTCTTAGATATTGAACTATGAAAGTAATATTATCTAGTCATCTTCCTGGAGTTATTGATATCCTAATTCCGATTGCATTGCCTTTTAGAAATGTAGTAGAATTAGCAGGAGATTTACAGACAACCATGAAATATATAGAAGAGAGGGATTGGTTAGCTCAAGGATATTATCTTAGTTTATCAGATAAGACTTGGAAGTGTTCTGATAGAGATAGAGTACTGTTTGTTCAGAATAATAAACTTCCTGATATAGCTTGTAAGAAGATAGGAATTAAACGATTATCAGATCTATTGTATGATAAATTTCTAGATAAACGTGGTCTTGATATTACTACAATCGATAATCCTATGACTATTGAAAGTCTCTCTAAAAAAGAATATCACATCGGAAAATATAACCTCAAGAATGCAGATATAATGAGAGATTATCGTAGTGATATTTCCAGAGAAGAATTCGAAACTAGATCTATAACTGATAAACTTATTATAACTATAATATTAAAGGTTATAGATAAACATGGAGTAGATAAATTCTTTGTAGGGTAGAAAAACGATGGGTTTGAAAAGACGTTAAATTCTTATATATGAGAAAATAAATTCTTTAAGATCAAAATTCATACACAAATACAACTATACAAAAACAAAGAAAATAATGAATTTTGATCATTAATTTTTCGCCGTTAAAAATCGAATGGTTTAGAAAACGGTAAAAGCCTTATAAGAGATAAGATAACAAAAATATTAACAAATTATTTTTCTAAAGAACAAGAATTATGGAAAAAGAAGAAACTAAAAAAGAAAAAAAATCTGGTTGGTTTAGTAGAAATAAATACACAATCGGAGGAGTTGCCGTTGGAATGGTACTTGGTGGAATAATAGTTAAATACCACAAACCAATAATATCCACTGGCAAGGGTATAGGAAATGCAGCTATAGGTCTTTTAAAGAGAAAGAAATCAGTTGCAACAACAGTTACCGGTATAGGAGAATCGGATATGATTCCTGAAGTAAAGCCGGAAGTGACATCAGCCCCTACAAATGGAGGCAATGGTTACAAAAACGGTGGTTACAGAAGTTTAAACAGCCACCAAAGAGTAAATAATGTTAACTTATAAGAAGGAGGATAAGAAAATGAAATTGACAAATTTTTTATATCTTGCAGTAGGATTTGGAACCGGAATAGCAGCAGTTAAGCTAGAACAGAAGTACGGTTACTGTGAAAAATTGATTGGAGACGTCAAAAAGAAGATCACTGGTGACGGTATTGAAGAAGTCGAAGAAATTCCCGCTGAGGAAAAGAAATAAATTTTCCTTCTTTTAAGTTTAGAGTATAGAGGTATTGAATTGCTTCTATACTCTTTTTCTTTATTTAGGTTATGAAAAACACAATGATGAAAATAGAAGATGATGAAGAAAAAGAAGTAGAAATAGAACAAAAACATAATTCTTGTTTATTGTTATCTCAGGGGAGGGTTCTGGAGGTCCATCCAGTTCCCTTCTTATAAAGAGATATTAAACAAGACAGATGAGTCAGCATCTATAAATAGCATATTAAGCTGACTGCGTTAAATAAAGAATTATAAACTTAAATTTAACAATAAAACTTAAAAGAAAAATGGACATTAAAAAAAGAGAAAAAATAGCGATGGGGAGTTACTCAGTAGCTAATGTATGTCTCCGTGGTATAAAGATAGGTAGTCAAATTATAGCTCTTATATACGTAATAGGATTCGGAGCTTCACTTATTGGAGACTTTCAAACAAAGAAAATTAGAAAAATTAATTCAAAAAGATAAAAATATGATAAATATTGGTTCGTTACTTGGTGTACAGAAAACAAGTACTACATTTTTAAAAGATAATAACAGTACTAAAACAATAACAGCTGAGTATTCAGAAAAAAGTTCTAAGATAATGATAGGAGTTGCGATGCTTAGCATTTTAGGAGTAACATTATTAGGTGTAGGAAGTGCACTATTTTCTAAAAACGGATCTATTAGTAAGCCTCAGGGGGGAGGAAATAATAGACCTCCCAAAAAAGGAGGAATGGTTCGTGGGATTAGCAGTGGACAAAGGGGATAAAAAGAAAAATAAACAAACTTAAAAGAAAAGAAAAAGAAATGAAACCTAAAAAATTAATACTAATTGGTTTAGGATTAGCCCTTGGTGGTTATCTGCTAGCCAGAGAAACAAAAAAAGAAATAAAAAAATTAGAAAAACAGAAAAAACAAGTCGATAATGCACTTGAAGGTCTTGGAATTTCTTCAGATATATTAAGAGAGAAATCTAATGAAATTGTCAATTCCTCCGAAGAATATAGCGAAGTCGACGAAGAAAATGACGAAAGTGATAACTTAGTACTAGCAATGTATAACGTTATCCAATTCGGCGATAGAAAGGGAAAGGTCAATCCATGGGATCTTGATCTTATTCGTATTCGCAATATAGTAGAAGAAGATAGATGGGGTAAAAAAAGGATAGTTAAGCAGGGATTATTGGATTGCGAGAACATCATTCACGTAAGTCAATCTGACACTAGGTTTGGAAAAAGGAAATTAGAATTTATTTTCGAAATTCCAACAACTGCTTATAATAAAAATCTATCTGGTTATCCAAAGATAAATGATTATAAAGATACGTTTAGTGAATTAGGAGATACCTTAAATCAAGAGTTTATAGGTACAGAAGATGAAAACATTGACCGTTTCTTTGTTGGATATTATATACTTTCTTATAAAATAAAGGGAGTAACGTATACAAAAGTAGTAAATGAAGAGACTGGTGAAACTCGTACTTATGAAAAAGTATTTCAGGCAGCAGTGGAGATTCCTAAGAGAGATTATGAATCTTATAATGTTTATTGGCCTGATGGAAGACTTAAATATAATGGTTTTTCAGAGTTTATGCAAGACTTATTCGATTATACAGATGGACGTAAGAGTTTGAGTAAAAAACTTACGGGTCATATTTTCGAGAATATTGCATTTTTCAGTAAGGAACTAAATGATCTTGGAAAAACTCAAGAAGATGTATATGATGTAAAAATAGCATCTACTTTTCTAGGGTATAAATTAAGATTTCCGATGAAGGATGAAATTGACGATGAACCTGGAGTAGATTTATATACAGCTCTTGATATGCTTCATTATGTAACTATTCCTGAAAACTTAACAATCTATAAGAGAAGGAGTAATTTGCATGGAACATATTCAACAAAATATAATCACGTAATGTTTCAAGCAAGAGATACGAATCCAGTGTATAAAGATCTTGGGTTTGATATCATGCTTTACTATACTGTGGATATAGAAGATGAGGATAAGAAGGATTTTGTAAATCGAAAGATAGATATCGAATCCATGGAGTATGAACTTGGAGAAGAAAAGTCCCTGGAAGAAAAAGCCGAAGATGAGGAAAAGAAAAAATAAAATAAAAATTAAACTAGATAGAGGTAAAATTCTATCTAGTTTTTTATTCTATAACTGAGAAAATCAATTATCAAAAGAGATCTCATTTATTTTATTATCACTTTCTTCTTTTAGTCTTTCTCCTGGATCTTTTAATTCTTCTTTTATATACTGATTATCTATAAAAGAGAATACATCAAGAGGATATTTTCCAACAGATCCACTATCTTTATATTCTTTGATAGCATTACTTAGAGAATAAAGTGGATCTTCTTTCTTTTTGTTCCTAATATTTTCAAAAAATTTGGATATAATTTTTCTTAGGGTTCTTACTTCTTTATGAAATCTAAAATCTTGTTTCTTTTCTTGAACTATTATTTCTATGATTTTATTAATAATTACTATAACAGAATCCCCTGCAGTTAACTTTTTATTTCTAAGTCTCTTAAATTCTTTTTTAAGAAATGGTTTATAAAGATATAATATTCTTCCATAAATCTCTATATCTTCAGGTCGAACAGATTGATTTATTCTTTCAATAGTTAATTTAACAGTATGAATATAGGATTTAGTAATACCTATATATCGATGTTCATTTTCTAGAAATTGTGTTAACTCACTAAATAAAAATCCAGTTATATCAAGTAATCCTTCTAAGTACATATCCTCAGGAACTTGGATATTCTCAGCTATTCTTTTTTCAATATCTTTCATATTAGTATAATTTTAGTTTTACATAATTAAGATTTAGGACCTTTTATAATGGCAAAATCCTTATTAATGTAAGTAATGTAAAAAAGTAAAACGATTATGGCATTAACTAGAAATCAGAGAGATAAGATAATTAATGAAGTTAAAAAATTGTATATCAAAGAGTTCGATGAGAGTAAGAACCTACGTAATGAACTAGTAGATTTTATTTTTGATGCGATCTTGGAATGTTTAACTCCAGAAGAAAAAGAATTTACAATGAAGTATCAGGATTATTTAAATAGTGTTCAAGTATTTGATTTTACAGGAGATGGAGTATTAAAAAAAGAATTTCCTGAAGAAAATATAAACTGTTTAAATTGGGGGGATAATCTTTATTATTTTTCTAAAGGAATAAGAATTGAAAAACGAATAGATGGGAATTTGATTTCTGCTCCTAGTCTATTTAAAGGTAATGAGTGGAGTAGTTTTAAACATCAAAGTCCTGAATTATATAAAGAAGCTTTGGAAAAACTTAGAGAATATGTAGTAGTTTCTAAAAGAGCATGTAATAAGTTATTCGAGTTAGAAGAAACTTTGGAAAATAAAAACTTAACTCTAACTGCTTTGAAAACTAATTTTATAGAACTTTATAATATATTAAAATCATGATTCTAGATAAAGACAAAAGTAAATTAATTTCGAGAGATATCTTATTATCAACTTATAAAGAACTTTTAGATAACTCAGGTCTTAAGAAAAAATTAGCAAGATTAGAAAAACTAATTAAAGAATTAGTAGTTGAACTTTATAGAAAGTATGTATTTTCCGACGAGTTCTTACAGTTATTTGATAAATCTAAGAAAATTGCAAAAACTATGAGATCTATTGATGTAAATTTTCAAGTTCTAGGATTATGTGACTCTCCTCAAGGTTACTATCCTAATAAGATATTAACATTAGATTCTGGAACACCTATTGGATTTGTTGTAAGTATAAACAGGTGGGTAAATATAGAAGATGATTATTTAGAGAGTTTGCCTATGTGTGGTGATGATACTTATAAGTTAATGAATGTTATAGATAAGTTTACACCAGAAGAAGTAGATGTTCTTAAAAATGCTTATATAGATCTCTTTAAAGCAACTTATGCAATAAGAAACTTTAAAGGTGGGCAAGATAAATACCTTCCAGAAAATATAAAAACTTATGGACAACTACATGATTATGATCTAGAAATTTTTGAAATAGCTTATAATAAATTCATACAACAAAGAGATGAATTAAAAGCAAAAAATGATGAATCTCGCTTAGATAAAAATGATATTCCTGGAAGTTTACAACGACTTAAGAGAATACTTGAACTCTAAGAAGAAAATAAAAAGAGAGAAACCTATTAAGGCCTCTCTTTATTTTTTTTTTAATCTAGACTATTAACACTAAGTATAATTCTAGTAACTGCCTCATCATCCACATCTCTATCAATTCTTGGATAATGAATTACTTCTACTACAAAAAAGTACATAGTCCCTGTGTTTTTGTCTAATGACATGGATATAATATCAGCATATTCTTCTGCATTTTCCACATCATTTGTCATATTTTCTCTTACATACTCTGCAATGTTTCTGCTGAGTACTACCTTATCCCCTTTTCTTGGGATGTTTTCAAATTCTAGGGTGATGTGGATAAAACATTCTCCACTAATTCCCATAAATGAACAGTCTATTCTTTTCATAATTTCTTGTTTTTCTCAATAATAAGGCTTTGAAGGTAAAACTCTTATAGATGTAATAAAAATTAAAGAATATGAATGAAAACTATGTATTAGTAAGATGGCCAGAATCACAAGAATTTATGGAATGTGATTGGTTTAGAGATGAAGCAATTTTAGCTTTGGGACATGAAGATCAGACTGGAAGTAGTGCATATTTTATTCCAGAATCTAGAATCTTAACTAAAGAGTATGTTCAACAAAGAGTAGCAGAACTTTGTAGAGATTATGAAGTTACACCAGAAGAAGAGGATTATTCTAGTAAACAATGGTGTGATGAGGCTTTCCCATATGAAGGTGGAATGTCTTTAAAAGAATTAATTGTAGAAATTGCTCTATTAGTAAGAAAAAGATCAACTCTTCAAGACGATAAAAAATACGACGGAGAGATGTAAAAAAAATTGAGAGGAACCTATTTGAATGGTATCCTCTCTTTATTTTTATCCTACTTTTCCAGTTCTAAATGCTCTGGACTTTAAAATTTTACAACCTTTCTCTCCATGATAAACAATTAAATCGAATTTATCAAGATCCGGTCCAGTAAAATTTGTATGACTCAGGTTCATCATAGACAAAGTTACTTCACCTGTCTTACAATGTAGGTCATCATCTCCTAAAATTAATGTGTTAAGTACAAATTTATTCATTTCCTGATTCTGATATTAGTAAATCTAGATTTTCTCTAATTGTTTTTTCTGGATGTGAACCTACTAATCGATTCTGAAGTACTCCATCTTTAAAGAATAGTAGTGTTGGAATGTTTCTTATACAAAATTCTGATGTAAGTTCTGCACATTCATCAACATCACATCCATAAATATTAACTTTTCCTTCATATTCGGTTGCTAATTTTTCAACAATTGGTTTAATTACTTGGCAACCACCACACCATTCAGCAGAATAATCTACCATTACAAGTCCTTCATTAATCAGGTTTCTTTCACTGTCTTTTAATTCTTTCATAATTCTAATTTATATAATAAATCTAATTGTATTCTAGTCAATACAAATACTTTAGTTTCATTCTCTACCTCTCTACATATTAAATCCTTCTTCGAACCTAGTCTAATAAGAGGAGATGTACCTGTGGAATCTATAATTTCTACTCCACCTGTACTAGTGTCATGAGTTTCTAAAGTTACATTTCCAAGACCATCTATGAACGTAACTTTGCTCTTATCTGAAATCCAATCAGGTACAGATCCAACTCCATACTCCCAAACTTCTATGTATTCTGGATAAGCTGAGTTTCTTCCTGATTGTTTATATCTTTTAGTCATAATTTTCCAATATCTAAATCCTCTATGTTATAATCTAAACAATCTATTCCACTTGCCTTAACTAATCCAGCAAGAAGATATCTAGGGTCTGGATCAGTAAAGGTATCAATAAATTCTTCATCTAATTTTTCCAAGAATATTCCTATCGTTGTATTCCTGAAATAAAGTATAGAAGAATTAGATCCCCAAGTACAATACCTGCAATCTATATAATCAGTTGGATCTGGAACCTCTACTCTAGTCCATGGAAAAATAACAGATTTCAGAATATGTCTATGATAAAAATATAAACATTCATCAAAAATACATTTCCATTTCTTTTTCCTTTTTTCTTCAGACGGTGTATAGTAGAAGTTATATAGTTCTGTTGATGATAACCTACGAATCTTAAACACTGGCTTAATAATTCTAGACTGATTTATTTTTTCTAGATTTTCAAAAAGTTTAGGTGTAGATTCTTGTAAGTCTTGACATCTAGATATTGTTATTCCAATGTGCTTCCCAAATATTTCTTTATCATATTGTAGAGCCTTAAAAATAGTTCTCGGTAAATTTCCAGAACTATCTATAAAAGCACAAGCCTGATAAAGAGTTGTTATCTTTTCTTTACTAATCTTAGAATTGTCGAAATGGGAATCAGAGAATATGAATACTATATCACTAATCTCAGAAAGTTTACATAATCCAGTATGTATATTATCTGGAAGAGGATAGTAATCATAATCCATTAATATAATTGATATCATAAGATGACGTGGCTGATTAACTACGTACATCTCTTCTTTTGTTGGTTTCTTAATCATAAAATACTTGTCTAACTTTTTCCCAATCTACATAAGGTCTATCACTAAAATCTGGATTATATATAAGAGGACATCCAAGAGCAGCATCATCTATATAAAGATCTGCATGTACTTTTGGAGAACTAGTCCATCTTCTTTGTCCAGGATCTTGATTAACTCCATACAAAGGGATATCATTCTCTTTAAACCATTCAACTGCATCTTCAAGTTCTTTCCCTGATCTCATAGTATTAAGGATTAACTTATGACCTTTTTCTACTAGCTCTTTAAGAACAGGTACTGCACCAATATCCTTTCCGATTTTAGGATATTCATGAGTAACACAGGTTCCGTCAAAATCAATTCCAATTTTCATAACTTTTCTATTGTTTGTTCTTCAGTATTTAATATAAAACATTCTCTACAATCTAAACATGCAAATGTTTCTTCTATTCCTGGAGATGGTCCAAAAAATTCTTTGGCTAATTGAGTATGGCCAAAAATCTGAAATACTCCAGGAAATGTATTCTCAAATTCTCTTACATCAGACCATATACACGATCCATAAAACCCGTAACCACCTCTAAGTCTTGATATATACCATAAGTGATTATACATCAAATGTTGCTCCTTAAGAAGTGTATCTAGATCTTCACAACCACAAGTAATTTTCATCCATTCTTCTACAACACCTGCATGAGAAAATAGATACTTTCCTTCTTTGTATAATACTTGAAATAATTCTTGATTATCATTAAATATCTGTTCGATTTTTTGTGCATTCCTAAAGTCATATCTACTACAAGGAAGTATTTCTTTTAATAGATTCATATAGTGATAATCATGATTCCCTATTAACAAAATAACCTTCTCTAGGAATTCTTTTTTGAAGTCTATTATCTTCTTTAATTCTTCTATTGCCTTCTTTGGTGAAATACCCTCGACTGGATATGGGTCTAGATAATCTCCTAGAAATACAACTTGATCTACTTCATTAATCTTTTCTTTCGCTAGCCTCCAAAACGTCCTACCATGAACGTCTGGAACAATTATTATTTTACTCATCTTGATTAATTATTTTATATTCAATAATAAGGAAAGAAGGTCTGTCAGAGAGTAAAATAAAGACCCTAAGGATTTTTTCCCTAAGGTCTTTTTATTATTTAATCAAGTCTTTCATCATTATACTTACTTTTTACTAATTCACCATTAATATTATGCCATATAGTTTGATTAGAAGATCCTCTAAATCTAAGTTTTCTATCTTTTAATTCATCTATATATCTTCCATCAACTATATAATCACACAAATTAATAACTTTCATTTGTTCTTCAGTTAATTCAGAAATATAAAATCCAGTCCATAACCAAATCTCTTTTTCTGGCCAAGTTTCCTTTATTTCTTTTAATAATTCACTAAGTTCTGTAGCTTGAAGTAAAGGTTCTCCACCTAAAATAGAAACTCTCTTTACTCCTTCTATTAATTCAAAAAATTCTTTTTTTTCTTTCTCAGTAAATTCTTTTCCTCCATCCAAAGGCCAAGCTACTTGATTGAAACAATTCTTACAATGGAATAAACATCCTTGTAAAAATAATGAAACTCCAATGTAAGGTCCATTAGATATATCTATTTTTCTAATAGTTGCGTATCTCATAGTTTTCAGGGATTTTATAATTCATGATCATCTAGATGAGTGTATCTATCTCGTATCTCGGCTGTACGCCCTTGATTCCAAAAATTGGAACCAATATCAATAATTACTATATTATTTATATAGTTTAAGACTATATCTTTTAATAAAATTTTTATTAATTATTATACTTAGTCGTTGAACAAGTTTATTTTTACTTGATGCCGATTTATATTAATATCTTTCCGGCAATTTTAATAATTTAACGTGAGCTAAATTTAACCCACACGTACGTCTAGATACATGAAGTTTGTGTTGATCTTCACAGCCACATTGAGGACACCTCCAAGACAATTTATTATCCTCATCTATAATTTCTATCTCACCATCATATCCACAGTTAGAACAATAATCTGATTTTGTATTTAACTCTGCATAAGAAATATTATCATAGATGAACTTTATAACTTCTAAAACTGCTTCGATGTTAGTACTGATATCTGCAGACTCTATGTAAGATATCATACCACCAGAACTATATGGTTGAAGTTCTGCCTCAAATTTTAACTTATCAAGAGGATTAATTTCTTCTTTTACATTAATATGATAACTGTTAGTAATATAAGATTCATCAGTTATGTTCGGTATAACTCCGAATCTATTCTTAAGACACTTTGCAAATTTATAAGTTGTACTTTCAATTGGAGATCCGTATACACTATATCCAAGACCATTCTCCTCAGATTTCCACTTATTACAAGCATCATTTAATCTTTGCATAATTTGTTTTGCAAGATCGATATGTTTTGTATGAGATTCCCCAGTTAATGCCATAACGCACTCATATAAACCAGCATAACCTAGAGAAATTGTACTATACCCACCAAATAATAATGGATCAATCACTTCTCCTGGTTTTAATCTTGCAAAAGCTCCATGTTGCCATAATATAGGAGCTACATCTGATTTAATTCCAAGTAAACGTTTATGTCTAATTTGTAATGCTTTATGACATAATTCCAAACGTTCATCTAGAATTTCCCAGAACTTATCAATATCTCCTTCTGCAGATAATCCTGCATCAGGAAGTGATACTGTTACAACACCTTGATTTAGACGACCATAGAATTTATAATTTCCATTTTCATCTTTCCAAGGTGATAAGAAACTGCGACATCCCCAAAGTTAATAATTATTAACTTTTAGACTATATCATATTCTTATTGCTATTACCACAAATAAGAACCCTACCATTTCAGAATTTATTATTAATAATAAATTCTTACGATACTCATTTCCATATTAGTATTTCTCTAATATTTATTTTCTCTAGTCGTTAGGCTTTTATATTAAATATAATAAATATCTTTTATTTTATACTTACGAAAACCTTTATTTTTCTTTTGTAACCAGTACTTAACAGTTACTCTAGAAATTCCTAGTAATTTTGATAAGTCTTCTTTAAAATTATAAATTTCTTCAAGTCCATTATCATAAATTATCTTAAAAGGTTTATAATTTTTATGTTTAGATCCACCAACTTTATAAGAATGACGTTCGTTTTGTTTTCTAGTACACCACTCTAAGTTATTTACATTACTATTTAATTTATTTCCATCGATATGATTAACTTCAAGATAATTATTTGGATTAGGTATGAATAATAAAGCTACTAATCTATGTCTAAAGAATCTTTCCTTCTTTATAGAATTATTTTTATTATATAGATAAATTCTTGGATAACCTGCATTATTAGTATCTCCAATGATTAGTTTCTTTGTTATTTTATTTCTAACTTCTCCAAGTTCATTTATTTCATAATAATTTTCCCAATTAGGTATATCTTTCCACATAAAAATATTTTATATTTAATAATTTAGCACGGTAAGTTAGCAATTAATGCCTTCTCCGTTTAAGTAGGTTTTTCGAGTAACATCACTGTTACAAGGCACAGGATACTCTATGCTCGGGAAACAGTTTCCTTCTTTAAGTTCCTTCATTTTCTTTTCAGAAATATAATCAGGAACTAATCGTTTAGCTGAACACTTAGCAGCGAGTTTAGTAAGATACCAATATTTACTATTTTCATGTATATTATCTTCCTCAAGAGCATATATCAATTTAGGAAATGCAGGAGTTACAAATACTCCATCTTCATTAGGCATTCCTTGGATACGTTGTTCTAGGAATTCTTGAATTAACATGGCTAATTCTTCTTTATATTCTGAAGTTTCGCCTAGATACATAAATACTGTTAAAAATGGGGACTGCATTTCCCCGAATTAGACTATATCATCAACCACTATTAAATGGTTGGAGAGCGCTTCGGAATAAGGAATTTCGCCTTAAACCTACTCCTTTCGGATAGTCGTTTGACCTTCTAGAAACTTATTCATTTTCTAGCTTGGCACAGGATTAGATTTTAATCTTTCCCTGTTAGCAAAATTTTAAACTATCATTTCCTATAGTTCCGTATTATTTACGTAAATTTTACACCTAAGATTTCTTAGTTCACTCTCTACATTGAAAAATATTACTACTTTCCCGGGCCAGTAAAATTCGACCATTTGTGTTTGTCATACTATTAATTTGATAATTAAAAGTTTGAACTGAGTCTTTAACTTCTTTTTTCAAATCAATAGTTGCTAATTTCTCGCTAAGTTCTTCATCTAATCCAGCATCTTTATATTTTTTCAGATAACCATTATAACTATCTCTTACAAAAGGTGCTAGATGTGTTAATGTTATTGTACATCCCAAATATATGAAATTTGTATTTTTCATATAACTAGACTATTTCTTATTGAGTTTATGTTCTCAATCAACCCGTTTCAATAATTAGGAATTTCACCAAATTATTTACGTCAAAATGACTAGTCGTTACAATTAATAAATAAATTTAAATGTATGATCTGAACAATTAGTTTCTCCATTTATGTATCTACTTATTTGAGTTTCAGATTTACCCAAAAATTTCGCTAAGGCAACTATTGTTTTAAATTCATACTTATCATCTAGAATTATTTTTCTCCATTTACCTCTTTTAGTAAATGCTTTGGATTTTGCTTTCCCTTTTTTATAAGCTAATTTATTATTATCTCCCATAGACACCCACATAAGATTTGATGCTTTATTATTAGTTACATCATTATCAATATGCTCTATAGTATTTTTTTCCTCACTATGGCCATCCAGAAAAGCAAAACCAACTAACCTAGACACTTGAAGTCCTTTTTCCTTAATTTTAATATAAACTCTGCCAGTTTTCGAATTTATATTTAAAGATAATAGTACATACTTATCATATGTTTTTATATATCTTTTAACACGTCCCATATTTGAAATATAATAACTGGAGTATCCCAAAATCTCTTTCCATTCTTCATCAGGTAATTCTTCCCAATCATAATTTAATGAGGATTTTTCTACTAACTGATTTTTTCTTTCTTGAGCATTTATTTTCTGTCTATTAATATAATCAATTTTGTGCTCATTTAATTCAGGAACTTTCTTTATTATATTACTCAAATATTCTGAGGTTACTTTTAATTCATTAGCTATTTCTGAAATTGAAATATCATTATCAAGTTTACTAATAATTAGATTTTTATTTTTATTAGCAAATTTTTGATTAGATGGTGTTAAGTAAGATACATTACCTTTTTCTAATTTCCAGTCTTCGTTGATAGCTTTTATTAAAGTTTTCCTATCTACTTCTAGTAATCTAGATATATAACTCTTAGATCTTCCTTCGTTACAATACAATTTAATAATTGTATTTTTTAATAATTCAATTTTTTCTCTTTCAGTCATTTCCAAACTTTTTTATTTATTAATCACGAGATCAGACTTTTCCATTCCTTCCTCGTTAGCCTTGATAAGCAAGACACCCACTTTTGTGGTTAGGGTTGTTTTAATACGGCAGATATATTTTATAAACCGTATTGACTGCTTGATACTGCAGTAATTATCTGCGTTGCAATTGTAGTAGCTGTAATTAATTTATGAGGTTTAAATATTTTTGTCTTATTTATACATGTTCCATTTTGAAGCATGTCCTCAAGATTAATCAAACAGCAATTATTCATCGCAAGTTGGCCTATATAGTCAAGATCGTGTATGTGAATCAGGCCTTCATCATGAGCTTGGATAATTTCAGGAGGGAATATTTTTCGTCTAGCCATATCTATACTAACAATTCCAGCCATATAGTCTCTCTGAACTGTTAAGAGCATAGAATCTTTATTAGAATTTTCAGACTTCCAATATTCACTATCTCCTGCTAATAATTCATTTATTTGTTCATCGATAGTATTAGATTGTCGTTGAAATTCTCTAACACTTCGATATCCTTCATAAGCTTTTGCAGTTAACTTATGTCCTTTCTTTATTAACTTGTCATATACTAAATTTTCAATCTCATCAATAGTACATGAACCTTTTTCTTTTAATTCTTCTTCAATTTCTTTAGAGATATTAAAAGCTACTTTTGGACTTTTAATACCACTAGATTTCATTGCATTAAGAATTGCTTTTTCTATTTTTTCAGAATTAAATTTTTCAGATTTACCATTCCTTTTAGCAACTAGTAAATCTGATACTGTATTTACATCTTCACTCATATGTTTTTATTTTTCTTTATTTGTTATTTCTTACTAGGATCAAATTCAAATCCCAAGTCATTTACATATTTTTCTGCATCTTTAATATTAATAACTTCATCAATTTTATTATACTTTTGTGTAAATTCAACATATGCATCTTGATGTTCCATATATTCTTGAACCCCTCCTGGAAATTCTTTTGCTCGGGTAGGTTCTCTAAGAATAACATCTCTAACAAAATCAAAATCTTTCTGAACTAATAATATTCTCCTTGGTGTATAGTACGAATTTTGCTCACATAAGATATCTTCTTCATGAACTACATCCTTAATCCATTTCGAATTTTCACCGATTTCTCTATTATTCTTGTAGTAATAATAAAGCATATCGGATACTCCCCTTTCTACTAAGAGGTTATTCACTCCAGGAGGCCAGTTATTTTTTATAGCATTCCTCAAGTTACAAAGATGAAGAATAGCATAATTTCGATCATCTTGCTGTGTTCCTAAGATATTTTCCCAACGTTTCCAAGGTTTAATATCAGACCACATAACATTATACAGTCCAGGGCATCTTGTTAATATTGATTCTATGGTTGTTGCTTTAAATGTACCAGAACATCCATAATACATAGTTATAAATCTAAACATAACGTAAATTTTCTTAAAAAATCTTTCTTTTCTCTTACAAATATTTTTCTTTCACTCTCAGGAACTTCTACATAACCTTCAGGAGTACAGTGTTTATACTCTTGATAGATAATACAGTTTTCCCATTCTCTTGTTTCTGGATTTTTCATTATCGCATTTTCTTGAAGTACTATATAATGATTCTTAGTACCTTCATATTCTACTATTTTTTCCATATTTACTATTTGTTTTAGAAATAAATTGGGAACCCACACAACACGAATCCCCTTTGCATAAATAAGGAAGTCACGGGTCGAGAGATCACTTTTCATCGATTTGGAGGAAAGATAAAAAAGAGATTGGATTTTCTCCAATCTCTTAATGTATAGTATATATTAACTTTCATATTTAAGAATATAATAACCTCTTATAGATTTCGCGCCGTACAATTTAGCTCCCGATCTGGATAGCTTTTGTGTTACGTGAAAATATGTGCTACCTCCTCCCGAACTAACTCTTACTTTCTTAGGTTGATTCGGCGCGGGAGTCACAAGGTCTTTTTTCTGATACCCTGGCGCTACTACATTCCAAGGTCCATTCTTAAATACATTATAGTAACCTTTATTATGATTTTCATTTTTGAATTCATAGACACCTGGAACTGGTACATTTAGTTCAGTTCTCTTGCCTTTCATCATATTCCCAACAAATTTACTGTCTGGGAGTGAATTATAAGCTTTATCTCTTCTTCGGTATATTGCATATCCTGCTGCAACACCAAGAGATAATACTGTTATGATTTTTAATCCAAAAATCAATCTATCTTTTGTTTTCTTTTTCATTCATTTATTATTTATTATCATTTATAAGGCTTTCAGGGTTCTCTTTTTCCTTCTCTTCGAGATATTCTATAACTCTCCAAAGAACATAATAAGTCAATACCGCTAAAGAAAATACTATTAAGATAGCAAGAGTAATCTTTATATTTTTTATTTCACTATTTAATGAAAAGAAAGCAACTAAATCAACTGGAATTAAATAAAATAATATTGTTGCTTTTATTTCTTCTCTTACGATTTCTCTAATTTTCTTTTTCATAATTTTCTATTTAAATTTTAGTTTTACATAAATAAGGTTGTCAATCCCTTATATTTGCAATGAAAATTTAATTTTATATATTATGGTAAATAGCGAAAATTTTATTATTCCAAAGAAAATTAACGTCGGATATCAAGAGAGATCTGACTGTTATACTAAAAAACTTGGATTCATTACTTACACAGACTCTTCGACAGGGATTTTGAAAAAAGAAAAATCTTGGAATTCTTGGAGAGATCATAAAATCAAAGATGATGAATTTGAGAATGTTCCGATGGAAGGTTTTATAGTGAATCGTTCTGTTGGTGGTGGAAAAGTAGGTTGGAATTATAGACAAGCTTATTGTAGAATTTGGGATCCAAGGGGGTTTGAGATTGAAATAGGAATTGATAATTTCTTATGGATATTAGATTATTGTGATAGCTTGGCTGGAAAGAAAATAATCGGAAAATGTGTTTATTCTTGGATAGGGACAGAATTAGTTCTCCTTCCGATTAATACAGAGGAATATAGAATTTCTTCTGAGATAATGAAGAAACGAGAAGTAATAACAAAAGATCTTAAACCCGCCGAACTTAAACCTGGATCTTTATACAAACTTAAAAAACTACCTTGGAAATATTCAGGAATTTCTAAAAACTATGAAGAAAGGAAAGCAATATTTATTGGAGAAGCTAAGTTTGGAAAAGAACTAGGGAAGAAATATGAAACTAAACTTTTATTTTATGATCCAGGGAGTATAGAAAAAGAGGATTTTGTATTCACTGAAAGTATTAAAAGTGTAGAATTCGAAGTTTGTCCTAGGGTATTATCAGATGGAGAGATTAAAGAAATCATGGATCGTTTTGAAATGACAGCTTATTCTTGGAAATTCTGGAATAGCCCTATAGGATTTATTGAAGAATTTTATCGTCAAGATTCAGCCTTAGAGAGTCGATTAAAGAATGATCATGAAGCTGCTGAGAAGAAATGTCATGTTTATATAGATGATCTTGGAAAAACTATTAATTTCTATAAATCATATATTCAATACTACAATGATAATTCAGGATATACCTATAGTAGTTATATCAGGACAAAGAATATTTCAGACAAATATTTATCTTATAAGTTTGATTTTTCTGGTGGTAATATAAAAGTTTCTGAAAAAATTTTAGACTTGGGAAAAATCTTTAATGAATATTGGAATTATTATGGATTTAGAACAGTTCCATTGAATAAAACAGTATATCCAGAAGCTACAGAAGAAGATTGGATTAATTTAGGTGAGAATTTAAAAAATTCGGAAGAAATTCCTAAGACTTATATATTTTATAAGACAATATCTGGATATTATTCAGAATCCCTTCAAAAAGTTCTTTCTCAAGAAGCAATAACCTCTGGAAAGTCCTTAGTTAGATCAGATCTTATTATTTATCTTCCTATTAAAAAATGAAAAAACCAAAACTATATTGTTACAGTCATACAGAATTTGATATGATGTGCAGTTCTTGTGGGTGGAATGATGATAATCTTCCGAGTAATAGTTGTTTTATATCTATCATTGGGACTCCTGAATGTCAAAAATATTATTTAGAAGAGGATGAATTACATTGGTTTAAGAAAGATAATTCCTCGGTTGTATTAAATCTAGAGTTTGATGATATACCTTCTCAAGAAATAGAATGGAAAGGTCATAAATTTTTAGGAATAACTCAAGAACAGGCAGCCGAAGTAGTAGATTTTATAGAGTCGAATCTAGGAAAAGACATATATGTTCATTGTAAGGCTGGAAGATCAAGATCTCAGGGAGTAGTTAGATTTATTCTTGATATGTACCCTGAGATTTATGATGAATCTTGTACTCGGCCGGAAAATAAATGTGTCTCTCCTAATATATATGTAGTTGGAGAACTTAAACGGGCTTATTATAAAAAACATGAATTATATGAAACAGATAATTAAAAACGTTAGAGATTGTTATAACCACATCCCCTATACTTGGAAACATTGGATTGCATTTATGAAAACAGAGAAAAAACTTCTTGGATATCATTCACACTGGTTTCATGATTGGGATAAGTTGATACTATTTATATTCTTTCCATTCCTAGGTGAGAAAATAATAAATAATTTTCATCGACAAATTCAATCTCATCATCCAACTTACTATGAAGATGATATTTTATTTGGAAAATGTCCAGCTGAAGTAGATTGGGTAGAAGCTGTAATTGATTGGGAATGTGCAAGGATAACGAAACCTGACAAACCACTCAATGCTAGACAAACTCTCGAGAAATATTATCCACAGTATAAAGAATTCGTTGAACCAATCTTAAAAGAACTTGATTTATGATAGCTGCTACGTTTTATATTGGAATTATAGTATTAATAATATTATACTATATAATAATATCCAATACTTATGATACAAAAGGTTTTATAATAGGAACTTCTCAGTATACTCCAGAGAGAAAAATAAAAATAGAAAAAACATATCTTTCTGATCCAAGTACTAGGAAAACAGAGAGAAATTGGGATAGAAATATTATTTTAGTAAAACCGATAGATGATAATAAAGAAGGTAAATGGAAGAAAGATGATATTCTAATCTTCAGGAAATATATCGGACAGTCAATAAAAAAGAAATACATTATCCTACAAAATCGAAGAAAAGAAAAGAGAATAGCTTATTGTACAGCGGAATCCTCTGGTTTTCCTCCGATTTTTGATGGTTCAGAGACTTTAATAGAATATGAAATTATTGGAGTTTTAGAATCATCCTATACACCACAAAAGTCTTATAATTGAAGAAAAATATAGTTTTTTATAAATGGTGTTAATTTTTATGAAAACCCTACCTGTTCGTGATGAATGGGTAGGTTTATTTTTCTTCTAAAAAGAATAATAAAAAAGGAGCGTAAAAGCTCCTTTAATTTTTTTTAAAACTTACTTAATATTTTTTCATACCAATTCTTATCTTCTTCGAGTTTAGATGATACATACTTATCAGTTAGTTTATTTCCGTACTTAATAACAAAATCTCTAAACTCATCAGAATTCATAGATCCATTCTCTCCAAGATATAATGCAACTACTTTTAATAACTCTTTTTCGTCTTTCAAGATATTCACTACATCTTGTCTAAGTTCTGAAAATCTACTAGCTACCATTTCGTTAAGATATCCATTATATTCTTTATAAGGATGTTTGACATATAAACCTTCATTATCTAAGAATCCAGAAGGTATACCACCTGCTGTACTTTCTTCTGTTAAATGATTCGTATATGAATAAGGTTCAAAATACCCACATCTATAAGCCATCTCAGAGAAAAAATCCCATGCGTTTTCAATATCACTTCCAGAACCCATTAAACACTTCTCTGGATATTTTCCATAAACTAGATTCTCAGCTTCATAACCAGCGAGACATATCCTAACCTCTGAATCAACATCTCCTCGACTATCAATTTCTCCTTCTTTTTTTGGATCATAAGTATTACAAAATCCTCCATCTCCGGTAGCGACAGAAACTATATTAACTGGATAAACACCAGTCTCATGTAAAGCTACTATTGCATGTCCAGCTTCATGTACAGAATTTATAAATCTTGTTAATCTTCTCTCTGGATTCCTTAATTCTCCAAGTTGTAATGGAATTTCTATATTTACTGTTTTTCTTGATTCGCCAAAAATAATACTTAGTGACGTTTTATCTATTTTTAATTTCTTTTCTGTTAGATCTGTTTCCTTAGTAAGAGTTATCGTCACTTCTTTATCTTCGGCGATACGATTAATTAAAATATCACTTAGAAGAGGAGTTAATAGAGTTCCGATAGTAGTATAAACCGGTCTTACACCTTGTACTGGAAATACTCCCTCTGAGTACATAAGATCAATTATATTTTCAGTATAATTAATTTTTATTCCTTCAGTTTCTAAAAATTTATCTGCTATCCTAAATAATTCTTTCTTAATAATCTTAATAAAATGTTCTTTCTTTAGTGTCGGATATTTTATTAAATTATTTCCAAGTCTAGCTATTTGTTCTGCTCTGAATCTTTGTTTGAGAGCTTCTTTAATATCTGAAATTGATACTTTACTTGTTTTATCATAGAAAGTATTAGCATCCATATCAGGATCTAAATCAGATTCTACTTTAAAAGCCTCATCTAAATTTCCAAGAATAAATACTAATGATCTTGAACAATCTAATTCTTTCGGTTTAGATATAATTATAGAAACTTTTTCAAGAATATGACTAAATTCAGATATATTTTTAGAGTTATTTAAATCAGTGATTATTTCATACCCGTATCTAGGTTTATAAGCATTGAGTTTTTTTACAATTGTTCTCATATCTCTATCTTCCAAAAGTCTAAGAGGTCTAAATATATCTTCTTCCTCATCTTCATCATCATTAGTCTTTATGAAGGGTTTTGATACTTTTACTTTAGCAGAATCATCACCATTTAGAAGCTCTGTTACATTTCTTCCATAATAGAATAATCCAAGATTTTCTAAAACTGTCTTAACTTCTTCTCTAGAGGTTACTTTTCCAGAATCTAATTTTATTTCTGGATGTTCTTTAGAAAATTGTTTAAAATCTTCTACAAAATTTCCGAAATGTGTTATATCATATCTATACTCTGAAACACTAACTTTTCCATTATCTATAATATTCCAAATTGGTCGAAGAGGAGATTTAAGAAGTTCACAACCATTTTCATCTATGGTTCTTGCATATTGAAACTCATCAAATACAAAAACTGCATCTCCAAGTTTATTTTCCCCTGATGAATTAAGAGAATCAAAATCGTCTTCAATATCAAATACTTCTTCTATTTTATCTGCAATACTTCCTGAAGATGATTCATTTGCTTCAAGACCACAATCAAAGAAAGCTGTTTTCCCAGTAAGACCAAGAAGTTGAACTAATCTCCGAACTACGCTTGTTTTTCCAGTTCCAGTTAATCCCCATAATGAAATAACAACTGGTCTCTCTATTATTTCTGGAGTTATATACCAAGGAATTATAGATTTTTTTATATTATCTATAATATCATCTAATCCTACAAATTCTGATTTCAATATTGCTACAGCTTCATCTAATTTTTCTTGACGAAGCTCTTTTGTTTTTGGAATTGTTAAGTTTTCTAAATTTTTCTTCATATTATAAGTTTTATATAATCTACATGTATAAGGATTAGAGGTTGAAAGAGGAGAAAAATAAAGAAAGGGATTATATTTCCCTTTCTATTGTTGCTTATTAGTATTCAGGTATTACTTTAACTCCTTTTCTATTACTAATATTAGGAGTGGTAATATTATAGAACATTGTGCTTCTGTTCATCTTTTTGTAATACCTGCCCCAGTATCCATATTCTCTTATTAATATTTCCATTTCTCTTCTATTCTTTGGAGCTTTAGATAACCAATTATAATTTACTATATTAATTATCAATCTCCAAGCAAAGGATTGGAAAAATTCATCTGGCTTTTTAATATCTGGATCTTTTAAACAATCATCCAGAATATCTACAATAATTTCCTTAATAGGCTCAACATCATTCACGATTTTTGTTCTACTTGAATCCAAAGATAACTGGGATCTTTTTTCTTCTCCTTTCTTTTCATTTCCTTTACCAGTTTTCTCACTAGATTTCAAGGGCTCACTTGGACGGATTCCTATTATCCACCCAAGGACTTCTGTTAAACTTTTGAGTCTCATAGTTCAAATCCTTTTTAAGTAGTTAAACAATTTATATATAGAATATAGAAATACTATAATAATTGCTAATAATCTTAATAAAATCTCTACATTATTGATCTCAGGTACATATTTCATAAACAATGCCAATCCAATTAAACTTCCTATGATTGGTAATACATATTTACAAATTAATAATCCTGTATTCAATGATTTAACTACCCAAAGCAAACCTTCATTTTTAATTCCCCATAATCTTCCTAGATTAAACATCGCATATTGACCGTACTTATAAATCCAGAATATTTTTTCTATTCCTAATATAAGTGCTCCAATAAAACATAATGCCATATATATTCCTAGGTGTGTCATATTACCTGGAGAGGTAACTTTGAACACGTAAATTAAGTAGATACATAAAAAGTAATAAGCAATACTTCTTATACTAAATGTTAATTCAAATTTTTCATTTAATTTATTTTTCTTTGTCATAATTCTTTTGTTATTGTCTTAAGGTTTTTCTGACACTATAGATAATAAATCATAGTGGCACCCTACTCCGAGAGAAAGCATAACATATAGGAACGCTCATCTCTCATTGCTACATTTAGTTTCACAACTTTAGTGCTAGTTGTCTTCTACACCGCGAAGAGGTAGTAGTTTCGTAGAAGAAAAATACTAGGGATATATAAAATCAAACTCTAAATTATATATTATATTTAGTTAATAAATATTCTATCATAAATACATATATGCGCACTAACGTATTTAATTAAAAATTTATTAAAGTCTATTTGATTTTATATTCCCTAGTGAACTTTACCTGTTTACCTCGAGAAGATTATACTTTTCGATCTTGATACTCTGGAAATTGTTACAGTGATCAATTAATTTATACTCATAATTATAATTAGAAGTAACTAATAACATAAGCCAGTTATATCCAAATAAAATTCAATTATTTATTATTATATTAATAAGTAGTCTCCGATCAGTACCATATTTTCATCTGATCTTTACTACATATATAAGAATTTGAAGGTTTCTGAGGTATCTTATTTTTTTTATTCAAGTTTATAATCTCCTGCAGTTCCGTGACCTCGTGATAAAACTAATTCTACAGCTTTTTCTCCATGTAAAAATGAATAACCATTTTTAGATAACTTATTTAATCTATAATTATTCATTGCTTTATATTGAGAAATTCTATATTTTCTGTATAATTCAGTAACTGATACAGATGCATCAATTAATTTTCCATCCAAAAATAAATATATGACTTTTTCCATTTTCTTATGTAGTGTCTCTTTATCTCCTAAATCTATACAAATATATTTCTTAGCTACAATACTAACAGTTAATAAGGAATCTACGCGAGATCTCTCAGTATTTCTCTTTCCTAGAAAATCAAATACCTCCCTTGCAAAGTAATATCCAACATAATTTCCATATAAGTCAGATAATACTACCCTTTTTGCTAATTTCTCATAAGTTAACTCATTAAATACTATATTTCCTTTATTATCAGTTACCCTAAGGTTAGAAAAATTATTATCATGTTTTATAGTACTAATATGATCCACTATTTCATCTTTTTCTAAATCTCTCTTTAGAAGAAATTCCATTATTAATCTATTAACCCTAATTTTTTGACCATGACCTTTTCCAAGATTAACATATACATATCCGTCTCTTGCAACTGTACATAAAATCTTATTATTATACTTAACAAATCCTTCCTTACATACATATAATCCAGGATATTTCCAATGTTCATGCCAAGTATAATCATCTAAATTCCCTGAGTACCCTATTAATTTAAGAGCCTCTTCTTTCTTAGGTAGTCTAGATTTCTTCCAATAATATCCTTTATATCTTATTTTACGACTTATAGAACTAGTAACGCATAAAACATTGTATCCCTTATTATCTAATTTATTAATTTTAAATAATTCATTTCCTTGATCATCTAATGCTATGTAATTTATTAATTTATCTTCAGATATCCCAGAGCATTTACCACTGTTTTTATTACTATTTTCAGCCGAAGTAACCCATTCTAGGTTAGATAGATTATTATTTTCTGGGTTATGATCGATATGATTTACTACTTTATATATACTAGGATTAGGATTTTCTAAGAATGTAGAAGCTACTAATCTGTGTATTATTAATTTCTTTTTAAAATTATTCTTTTGAAATCCAGATAATTTATACCTATCTTTATCAATAGATTGTTCTAAGATTTTTCCAGTTTCATTATTTTTTACAAGTCCTTTTTTATTAATCCAGTATCGATTTCCAAATGCTTTTTGATGTTCAGATTTATAATACCTAATAGGTATAAATTTATCCTCAGGAAGATCTGGATACTTTTCGATACGTCTCAGAAGAGGAACACCTTTAGAATCTGTTTTATCAAGGTATAGGTTACTATTATTCACCTTATCCTGTGATACAGAGGATTCTATAGCTCTGTTTTCTGGGCTTAAATCTTTTTTAATCATTTCAGTTTAAATTTACTTAATCATTATAAAATTTTAAAAAGGATTTCGGAAATAATAAAGTTTGCAACCTTTATTAAATCCTACTTTCCTTGTTTTATAATGATTAAAAAAGAAGAAGAACACTAGATTAACTTATAATTTTACTTATAAATTTTTCTAATGTTCTTCCATATATTAGGTTTTAACCTTTTTAGAAAAGCAAAATATTACTCTAATAAATCATCTTCTTTTATAATTTCTTCTAAGTATCCATAAGTATCTTTATCCCATCTATACAATATTTTAGATATTAATGGATTTCTTACAATATGACTAGCATCAAATTCAAGTATTCCGATTCCAGGTAAATTTGATAAATTTTCTAATGCATGTTTTAATCCAGATTCTTCTCTACCTTTTCTGATATTTTTATTGTCAGTTTGATATTGATCGCCTTCAAAACAAAGCTTGGCTGTTTCTGTAGGTCTAGTAATAATAGTAAGGAATGATTCTTTACTATACTGTTGACATTCTCCACAAATACATACACAGTCCTTAAGATTTATTCCTCTTGCAAATGATACACACATTATCTCAATAAATCCACCCTCAATAAGAGCTTCTACCTTATCCATTCCTCCTATCATATCTGCAAGATTATAAAGATAAGCTTCTGCATGAGGCCTTAGCTTTGAATTTAGCTCACCTTTTAAAAATCCGACCTCAATATCTGTTTGTACAGGAGCTATCATAAGAACTAGTTTTTTATAAGGGGTGTCAGGATTACTTAATAATTCTAATGCAGTAGCTAAAGCAATGTAACTTTTACCAACACCGCTAGGCCCTGTACATATTGTAATATTATTTTCTCGAATTAATTTAGAATATTCCTTCTGTTTAGGATTTTTGCACTTAAGTTTAAATTTTATTTTTTCAAATCCAACAGGTTCTTTTTTATAACTCAGAATATCCTTCAATTCTTCATCCACACTTGATTTAGTAACAGCTTTCTTTTTAGCCATAGAGTTTAATTATTTTTTATTAATACCAACACTAGATATCTCGGATACAACCTGACATCTAGAATATTTAAAGTCTTCTAGGTCATAGGAATTTGTATATGACATTGCTGATCTAAGATAGGAATCCATGTTTTTTGCCCACCCTGCTAATGTATATTCAATTTCTAAGACCACGCTTTTTCCTTCTGAAGTTTTTAATTTTTCTCTGTCTACAGTTTCTATTGATTTTCCTAAGATTTCTGCTTGTGCTCGTTTAGTTGACATTCCATAATACTCTCGATAAAACTTTTCTCCTCTGGTTATATCTATACTTTCTGGAAGGGATTCATAATATTCGCCGTAATATTCTCTTAGCACTGGACCGGCCGCTTCTAATGCTTTTCCAAATGTACTTCCCATCATAACATAATCTGCTCCAAGTGCTAAGCATTTAATTACGGCCGAAAAAGTGCTAATTCCTCCATCGGCGATAATTTTAGTATTTCCTGAACATTCTCTCTTAACCTGAAAAGTATCATTAATTAAAGAACCCATAGGATAATGAATACCAGTCTGAGTAGAAGTAATACAACCAGCTCCACCACCTATACCTACTCTAAGATAATCAAATCCAGCTTTATCATATAACTTATAGGTCTTAGGGTTAGCTATATTTCCACCCATGATTTTTATTAATGTTCCATATAATTCTCTAAGAGTTCGACCAAGTTCTATCTGACTTTCCATATGTCCATTAGCTATATCAATTAAGACATATAATCCAGATCCTGTACTTTGTTGATGCTGTTCTATAAAATTTTCCTCAATCTCTTTCATAGAAAAAGCACAAAATACTTCAGAACATAATTTGAGTCTTTCAGAGAGAGGTACATTTCTGGGGATAATACATGAAATTAGATTATCATGAAAAGTTTTATAATTTTCTGGACTAACCACTGATGCCATAGGTGCTGCAATAACTGGAAGGAATTTGCTATCTTCTCTGCCATCTATTTTAGGAACCCATGGAATACATTGAGATCTACTATTTATTCTTGTTACTACTTCTGGAATGATTGTTATCTCTTCAAGTGAATACAAAATAGTTGGTTTATTTTCTAACATAATTTTATATTAATTTTGGTTTCATATATAAAGCAATTAAGGCATGGGGAGAGCAAAAAGTAAATAACCTTAAGGAATTTCTCTTCCCTAAGGTTTATCTTACATTACTTTTTTATCTCAATGTCCCAAGAAATAAATAAATATGTACTATTCTTAAATTCTGGAACTCTTTCTTTGTCAAGATAAAAAGTTTTAAATCCTTTTTCTGTATAGTGAGTTTTTATTAAGTCATAAAGATCTCTTTGATCATCCGGAACGATCAATGCTAATAATCTTTCTTTATGACTAAATTGAAGCTTACTTGTTATTTGTTCTTCAATTTCTTTAATCTTTTTCTTAGCAATTTCTTCTAAGCTCGAATACCCTTGAAGATTAAACCTGCTAATAATATTAGCTTGATCTGCTGTTAATTCTTTCTTTTTTCCGATTGTCATAATTCTCTCTTTAAGTCCTAATAAACTATTAATCATTCTCACATTATCTTCATCTTGTTTTTCTAGTACTTTACTTACCGTTATTTCTTTCATAACTTTTAAGTTTTATTGTTTACACCTATAAGGAATTTAATGGTTCTTAAGATCCTTATATATGATAATAAAATAAATGATTATGCAAAAATTTATAATTAGTAAAGAAGGAGAATTAATCCTAGGTAATGTAGAGTTTCACTTTGAATTACTTGGAAAGAATTACGCTACAGGATGTTGGGGAGGAGGTTTTTGGAGAGTTGATAAAGAATCTAAAACTTTAATCCTTGCCGGAAAATCAATAGACTTCGGACCTCCTAAGTGGGAATACTTCAAAGAACCTCCTGTAGGGTATGAAGACTATAAAATTACATATGAAGGAAAAGAAGTAATGATCTCTAAAAAAGAAGATCCAGTAGATAATTATATTAAACATGTAGATAATAAAATATTGGAGGAACTTAAGAAACAAAAATCTTATGATCCGACAAAAGGTTTATTTAATAATTTTAAATTTAAGGATGGTTATGAAGTCAAAGCAAAAAATAAAAAAGACGCCACTAGAAAACATAACGCTTGGAAAAGAAGAAATAAAAAAGCCGAGAACTAAACAAGAACGTCTAGAGGCAGGAGAAACATTTGTAACTTCTGAGAAAGGAAATTCAATGACTCCTCTCATCATGTCTGGTCAAAAACATGTCTTAGAACCTGTTCCTGGACTAGATTCAGTAAAAGTTGGAGATATAGTTTACTGTAAAGTTCATGGAAGATTCTTTACACACTTAATTAAAGCAATAGATCCAATTAAAGGTGCTCAGATAGGGAATAATCACGGACATATAAATGGTTGGACTAAGAACATTTATGGAAAAGTAATAAAAGTTTTAAAACCAGATGAGAAATGGGAAAAATAACAAAAGAATCCATTAAAGAGTTTTTAGATTACTTAACCGAAAATTCAGATTCAGGAGTTAGAATAACAGAAGGTTCAACGAGTGAGATATATACAATTCATTTTCTTGGAGCAGCTATTGAACAGATTATCTTATATGAAAAATTCTATGGAGTAGAGTTAGCATTTATTACTTTAGAAGATAAATCTGTATATACTCAACACAAACAGATTACAAATCAAGAATCCCTAGAGAAAGAGGTATTATGTTGGATTCTAAAAACTACTGAAAAAGTGAAACAAAGAAAACGCTTGAAAACCTTATATGTGAATGTAAAATAGAAACACAACAAATTTTTAAACTCATGAATTATATAGGTTCTGGTCTGTGAAGATCGGAACTTATTTTTTCTTGTGAATAAAAAAGAAAGGCCAGGATTAATTTCCTAGTCTTTCTCTTATTTTTATTTATTCAATTCTAATAATGATTTTTGAACAATATAATTATTTCTGGTTAGATCTTTTACATCATATAGTAAATCTTCTAAAGGAATATCTATGAATTGTAAAGCTTTTGGATTAGATTCATAAGCATTATGTACTTCATATTTAGATTGTTTTTTATCAACAAAGTCATCATAACCCGAATATTCATCAAAGTTATTTCTATTAAGTAATATAAAATTTTTAGTAAGTTTTTTACAAATACTTAATGGAAATTTAACAAGGATTAATTCAGCGGTTGTAATTACTTTATCATCTCCTACTAGATTATCCCAAGATTTATTATAATCGAATAGATTTACATCTAATGAATTCTCTAGTCTAAAAGCTCCTTTATAGACTTTTATTAGTTTAGATACTTTTAGTGAATACTTAGATCGAACTACTTTAAATATCATAAAATAGTAATTAATCTAGAGAACATTTTTTCAATTCCAGCAAGATCAAGGAGCAGTGGGTAAGTTTTATTCACTACTTTTTGTCTTTTCCATTGAATTAGTGGTATCTCTGGAGATTCAGACGTATATAAATCGAGTCTTTTCTGACCTGGAATATATACTAAACATCCAAAAATACTTCTTTTATTTTTTACTAACAAGGCGAGTTTATAAATTGCTTGACCTTGTGCTACACTTAAAAGAATTTGATCTGCTCCAAGTCCCCAAAGAAGTCTTGTATTATTATAAAGAGTTCGTAAAGGTATCATTTCTTTTGGATCCCCTGTTTTAAAAAAGTCTGTAGGATTTTTTACATCTGCAAACTCTAACATATTATATGTTATATCCTGTAACATAAGTATTAGTATTATTGGAATTTATATTAGTTGGTATTTGTGATGATGCAGAAGATACAACATAATCTGAAGAACATGTAGTTGTTGATACCTGAGAATATGGAACAAATGGGTTAGTTGAAGAGCCATCATTATACCAAAATTTTCCGGGAACTGTCATAATTGGATTAGTTGTCCACTTTCTATTTGCATCATTCAGTTCTTCCATAAATTTTTGTAATGTTTCGCTGTCTAGGTTAATATAGTCTCCAGCATTATAAATATCTTTAATCTTATCTATAATTTCTTCTGGCATCGTAAAATATACCTCAGGACATTCGGGAGAAACTATAACTAAATAATCTCCTATATTTTGAATAATACCTATCCTAAATTCTTCTACCCAAGCAATGGATTCAGTTTTAAAAATCTTTATTCCACTAGAAATTAAAGTACCATATTTTGGAGAAAACTGAAATGTTCCTAAAACTCTATATCCAGAAAAATCACTAAACCCATTAAATATTTCCTCTTTTAGAAAATATTCTTTTAATTTTTCTTCACTCATCATATTTTAAATTATTTTATTGTGATATTTGTAACTCCTGAGTCATTTAATTCAAGTCTACAAGTTTTATTATTAAATGAAGTAATAGATTCCATATGACTAGAGATCATAATACATCCAATGTTCATACTACTAATCATATCTATACAGTTATCATGATTTTCTGGATCTAAGTGCTTCAAAAATTCATCCATAATAAGCAGTCCCATTCTAGTTACTATCTTACTAAGAAAGTTGATATCTAAAACTGTTTGTTGACCTGAACTACATGCATCATAAGAGACATAATTTCCATTATTATTAAACCTACTAGTAAGGTCAAGATGATCCTTCTTTCTGAAATTATATGTATCTACTGAATATTTAACTTGATTATCTGTAAATTGTTCAGCTAATCTTGTCATAATTTCTTCATAAATCTTTCCTGTAGGTCCTGTAAGCTTAATATACTCTTTAAGATCTACTAAAGCATTCTGAATTAATCCTAACTCAGATTGTGCCTTTAAGATATTTGCTTCTTCTACAGCTCTATCTTGGATTAATCTTTCATGATCCGTCCAAGCTTTTATTCCAGAATCGATCGAACTCATAATTTCCATAAAGTTATCAGGAAGTTCTACTTTTTCTGGTGTTCCTAAGTTATTTAATTGAGTCTTATAATTTTCTAAGAGAACTTCTGTATTTTCTATATCTTTAGCTGTCTTAGTAATTTTTTGTTTCTCAGACATCAACATAAATATTTGATTCCCCAAGGTCTTAACTTTTTCAGAGGCAATTGAAATTAATGAATCAGCCTGTTGTTTTTTTCCAGACATTCCTCTAAGTTCATCGCCGATTTTTATAGCCTCGGATCTAAGTTCTTCAAGTTTTCCTAGGATTTCTTGTTTATGACGGTCTAGAGATTCTGTATTTTTCAAAGCCTGACCACAACTAGGACACACTTTACTTTTTTCGAGGCGTTCTAATTCGGCGGTTGTTTTCTTTCCTTCTGCACATACCTGATTATATCTATCCAACTTTAAAGAATATTCAGATTCTATTGTTCGAAGTTGTGATATTTCTTGATTTTTATTATCTACCTCGGCCTGAAGATATGCAATCTCTGAATCTATCTCTTGAAGATGTCTGTAAGTAGATTGTTCTTTAATTAATCTCTCCAAAGTTTCAACATAAAGAGAAACTTGTGCTTGAAGTTTTCCAGAATCAGCTAAGTAACTCATCCATTCTTTATTTTTTCTTTGTAATTCTAAGCCTTCCGATCTTAGTTGAGTGAGTTCTGTTTTTGTTTGTCCTGGAAGTTGAATATTAGAAAGATTAGTATCTATATATCTTAAGATTTCTTCTGACTTTTTAATTGCTTCATTCCATACACTTGAGGATTTAGTAACTTGATCTAAAAGAATTCCAGCTTCTTTATTATAAGCATCAATTCTATCCATTTTATAGAACTTACTAATTATCTCTGACTTTCTTTCAGGGGTAATATTTCCAATTAATTTATGATGGTCTGAATCAAATAAGAAAATATCCATATATCCAATAAATGGAAATCTACGATACATATCTTCTTCGAATTCTTTCTTATTATTATACTTAAGAGGTTCATCATCAATCCAGCATCCATATTTTTTATTACCTCTCTGAATCTTACACTTCTTTCCTTGATACATAAATTCTACTGCTAAGATACACTCTTTTTCTCCGAACTGTAAATAATCCTTAATATTTCTACACTCTAAGAAAGCATATTTAAGAGCACTAAGCAAAGAACTTTTTCCAGAACCATTTTTTCCAGTTATCAAGATCTTATCACCATCCTCAAAGTAAATATCAGCTTCGTCTATACTTCTCCAATTTTTACAATATAATCTAAGAAGAGTAAATCCAAAATCAACTTCTTCAGAATCTACATCTTTAAGATTTCGAAGAACTTCAGAATGAATTCCTTGAAGATTGTTTTCTATTATAATATTATCAATCAAGTTTCCAATTTCTTCCCATGCTGGAATTTTAATATCTCTTACTCCTCCAGCAATACTTAAGTTTTCTGGTTTATACACACTCCAAGTTCCAGTTCCTTGATTCCAACCTTCATCTTCTCTGATAGGTGTATAAACAAACTTCATAAGGTTATCGTCTGGATTTAGATCTACCCATTTAAATTGTTTAGATACACAATCATATACAACTCCGGTTGATTTATCATAGTCAGACATTTTACATTTCTGTGGAATACCTATACTAACATATTTCCCAATCTGAGCTGGTCTATGAATATCACCACAAATAGCTAATCCAAATTTAGACTCATCCAGAACTTGAGATTGTATTTTATCTGATCCACCATAATTAATAGTAGCATGTGTAAATAAAACATCTACTTGTCCTGAAATCCATGAAAGATCAAATTCAGGTCTCCAGTTACTAAATGCTATTCTAGAATTATCAATTACTAACTCTTTCTGATCAGCATAATATAGATTAGGGGGTAACATCACAGCAAGACATGAATCAATAAGTTCAGAATCTACTGACTTATTATCTTGATCATGATTCCCCCAAATTATATATCCCTCTTTAAAGAAACTCATTAAAGTATCAAGGAATAATTTAACTTCTGCTTGAACATAGGGTCGGAGAACTGATTTTTCGATAACATCTCCTGCGATCACAACTCTTTCAGCTCCTTCAATTGTAGCAGCTTTTATAATATTTTGTGCTACTGTTCTTGCTTGAGTTAAACGTTGTTTATCGTAGGAATTTCTTTGTGGATAATCAAAAATATGAATATCCGAAATTGCTAATATTTTACTCATCTCTTCAAAAATAATTAGTCATTATATATTCTACAACAAATTCACTATTTACATAAAACTGATAACTCTTATAACAACCATATTGGTAAATAATATCCCAATAGTCATTATTAATCTTATAACCAATAAAACTTTGAATATTAAATCTATTTTCAAATAATGTTGCTTTGAGTTCATCAGATTCTGAACTATGACACTTGATATCAATCGAAATAACTAAGTGATTTTTTAATCTAGTAAATGTAATATTAGATGGTAACTTAAATGAACCAGTATATTTTGCTAATATTACTTCTGTATCTCTACTATCTATAAACAACAAACTATAATGAGGTTTTAATTCTATCATTAGTTTTATATAGTTTTCATTATATTTTGGTAATTATTCACTAGATATTGTAAAGCTGCCATAGAGTGTTTACAAAGTAGAGTTGTCGGCGTTTTATCTTTGGGCGCTTGAGTTAATGCTGGACCAAGTTTTATTTTTATACGATCCGACAAAAACAGCGTATTATTCTTGCCCAAAAGATACGCCGATCTAAATTGAAAATCTTTACACTCACAATAAACTTTACATTTCGAATTCTTCCATCCACGTATATCATAGTCAGGGGAAGTTTGAATTATGACGTTATAAGTACTACCTGTTTTAGACGTTACTTCAAATTTAAAAACTAAGTAATAAATCTTAAGTACAGTCTTCCCAAAAAATACAGATCTTAGTTTATCCATGATCGACTCTTCTTTGAGAACATGATATACTTTTGTCAATCTCACTACACATTCAGAAGCTCTATCTTTTCTTCCTTGGTCGATGTTCATAATTTCTTGGATTGAGAGTTGTTTTCCAGTCAATTTTCCAAGAATTCCTCCTAATAATCCTGCCATAATTCTTTTTTAACTTATTGTATTAGGATCTGTTACTGGAGAAATTTTACCATTAAGAGTTAAGATTGAACCTATATCTTTAAGTAATATCCCTCCAAAAACCGGCTCCCCTGAACTATCTCCAAGGTAACTATAAACCGGTTCTGCTTGTGATGATGTTAAAACTTGGCCTTCCTTAAATATTCGGCCAGTTCTTTCATCATAGCTATATTTTATTCCACGTAGGGTTACAATGTCTTTCATTTTTTTTACTCACAATATAATTTTTGATCTAATCTCCCAATGAATTCTGAATAATAACTATCTGAAATTCCTGGGATATTATGAGTTCTACAAAACATTCTAAATTCAGAAACATCTCCAAGGGAACCACATACTGGAAGATAGTTATTAATCATATCCCTAGCTTCATCAATCCCTGGGTAACTGAATATATCGAAAGTTTTATATTGTTTTTCAAAAAGTTCTAGATCTGTTAAGTTCTCGTAATTTCCTGATAAAACCTCTAAGATTACTTTTTCAGACTTCATTCTAGGTTTTACAGTTTTTCTTAGATCATTATGTCCATACCCTAGACTATCTTTAAGGCTGAGATATTGATATAATCCGATTCCAGCATTTCTAATTGATTCTGGAATTGAATAATACATCTCATCATAGGTTATTATCCTAGGTTCTTCATTTTTTCCTGGGAGACGAAATAATTGAGTAGCTGGTGATAAACAATACATCCAATCTGAGTCTTTAGTAACAAAAAGACTAAGGAGATCTGTTTTTCCATAGAGCTCACAACTTAATAGATAAGCCCAATTATCAGCTTCCCAGCCACTTCTCCCAAGCATTCCGATTCCAAATCTAGGTAACTCAGAGATCAATGTATATTTGGCTGTCTGTTTTACTTGATTTTGATATAATTCCCATGCAGCTTTCTTTAGGTCGTCGGGAGAAACGGCCGGATCATTTTTCATACCCTCAAAAATCGTTTCATCCATATAATGCCTTGTGTCTTTATATTGTCCCCCTAAAAGATAAGATGTATAATAACCTCCTATAGATTCATCCCACTTATCATAAACTAGAATCACTTTCCTAGCACTAATACCATAATCCCTAAGAACTTTATTGATCGTCCATATACAGGTTCTGATTAATTCCCCGGCCGTATATTCTCCGATGTCTTTTCCTTTACTTATCACGAAGAGGGACCTTGTCAAAATTAGTGAAAAATCCAGGAAACAGTAGAAATATTGTTTATTATTCATTATTATTTCCAACTTTAAACAAATAAAGGTAGAGGAAATCTGTTAAAATCTCTTCTACCTTTTAGTTTTATTATTTTATACTATTCCTTTTCAGATCATTAAAAAGGCAAGTCACTGTCGTTATTACCTCCGAAGTTTGGTTTCTGGAAAGGTGCTTGTTGATTACCTTGTCCAAATCCTCCCCACTGTGGCTGTTGCCCACCACCAAATGGAGATCCTCCACCATTACCTGGATTTACAGGGCTGGCTGTTACGGGATCACTATGATACACGGGAGGAGTCTGAAAAACCTGATCGTTTTTACTCAGATCAACTTGAGGTGCAGAATTTCCACCTCCAGACAGAGAAGCTAACATCGGATCATTTGTCTGACGAAAACCACTTTTATCTGTCGGAACCTGTTTTGCAAGAACTTCATTATTAACTCTTGTAACAGCTTCTTTAAAATCTACACTTCCCTGAGATTTAGCGAGTCTGATGCTTGCTAAAATTTCTGACATATATTCAATAGACTCTTTAATCAAGGTCGCATTGAATAAACGTTTCTGACCAACAGGAGTATCGTTATCTCTATTAGCCTGCCAAGACATAAATGATTGCAATGGATCTGCAGCCAATTCCATATCTTCTTCTGAAATCTGAATTGACTTAAAGTTCTCATTACCAACTTCATGTGTGGCAGTAATAGCAAATCCGGCTGCTCCGTCTTTCTTCTTTCCGATACTAAACATCAAGAATCCAGAACGTCCTGTAGCATCACGATTATAAACTTCTGAAATCCAGCTATTATCTCCACCTTTCATCAAAGATTTTTCTTGAATATTATCTTCAACTACTGATGTAAACATTTTAGCTGTCGCAACGAACAATGCCGTAAAATTCTGACGACTAGGGTTACGATTTTCATTCGGATCCCATTTATTAAGACAGAATGCATGGAAGATAGTATAATTCTTCGACCGGACTAAGTTTGTTGTTAATTCGTCGCGGTTATTCTTTGCATCCAGTTCTCGATAAAGTTCATCAAAGATCATATGCGCTTGTGATAATAATTCATCATCTGCGGCGGTCAATGAAGAAACTAATCTACCTGTCATATCTTTCATTACATAAGCACTTTTCGGTAGGAGCTTAATCCACGCATTATAAGTGTTTTCAGTTCCATCCGCCGCCATGTTTTTACGAGGGATATTAATTTCACGAGTTCCGAATAAAGTAACAAACGGAAAGTCAGTTACTACACTATCCAACGGAAATACTTGATATCTACCAAAATTTCCTGGAAAGTTAAGATAAATTTTTTCTAATGATCTGTTTTTCTGCTCAAAATTGTTTTCTTTTGCTTTTGGTGCTTGCGCTGCCAATTTACTCAAAAAATCATCTACTCGATTTCCCATAATTTAAATAAAATAATAAATTAAAAATAAATGTTTGTTAAAATATAATATAAAATTTGTATATAATTCCGCGCAACACAATAATACGCGGATCTTTTTTTTGAGATTATTTTATTCCTCTCACATCTATAAGATTCTTAGTGTTTCTGAGAGGAGTATTTTTACTTTCAATTATAAGAACCTCAAGGGGATGGAAGTACCTTTTTATTGATTAGAAAGAAAATATTCACATAATTTCTCTACCTCATCACTATCACCTAAATTCCAAGACTCTTCAGAATAACATAACAATTGATCTATATTTTCGATAATCTCTGTTACTTGTTCATATCCATCTTTATCAATGAAATAACAAAAATAATCTAAATGTAATGACCTGAAAGTACAATCTATTGAATCTGGATTGTGAAGTCTATTACTATCATTTAGAGCTTTTAACCAATTAATTTGAAAATATTTCTGATTTCTGAAAAAATAGTTTTTAAGTTTTTGTTTTGGATAGCCATAAACAGGAAAGTCTCCAATAAAATTCATAAAATTTTTTAAACTATCAATTCTACCTGTTCTTGAAATCCAATAAAAAATATTTTCAACACCAATTAATACTTTTCTATAGAGATCTAGGTCTGATAAAGTAAATAAGTAAATGGAATCATAAAGATTTGATATATGAAAGTTTTTAGAAGATAATACTTTTCTTACACTTTCACTCATTCGATCTAAAAATAATACATATATTTTCTTTTCTTTAATTATTACTTCAACTAAATAATCTTCTGTACTCTCTTGATAAATTACTTTCATTTTATTTCATTAATCATCTTTTCTTTTTAATAATTTATATACTTTTACACGCTTCTTCTCTCCATTAATTTCTTTTCTTAGCATTGTTTCTTGTATTTCAAAGTAACTAATTAAATCACTCGCTTTAGCTACTTTATTATAATTAATAGAAGAATATATAGATTCTAATCTCTGTTTTATATCAGATAATAACCAAATATCTCCTACTTTAAACTCTGAATAAATAGATGAAATTAATAAATTTTGATTAAAAGTAACTATTCCCAATTCACGTTCTATATTATTTCTTTTATATCCCAAAGCTTTTAATTTTTCTGGGCCTAATGATAAATAATAGGACTTAATATAGTCTCCATCACTAATCTGTCCAAGTACGATTTGAATAGCTTCATTAGAAAGTCCATATTCACATAACATTATTAATTTCCTTCTAGCTTCTACTAATTGATTATATTCTGATAAGAATTCAAATACTTCTTGATTAATAATGTCGTCTGGAGTTAATGTATTATGAACAGTACTAAATACACTAAATCTATCTTTATAATCTATTTGTTGAATCTTAAAAGCTCTAATCTCATTTACTAAAACAAGGTTATTAAGAACTGGTTTAAGTATTATATTTCCAAAACTATCTGCTACCTTATTTACTGCAACATAATCATTATTATAATTAAAAGCTCTAGCATTATTTTGATATGTTTTTGCTAGATCGTGCTTCACACTAAAACTTTTTGAATCTTCATATGCTATTAGTAAATTTTCAGTAACTTTTCTTTTGTTATTTATTTTTTCTTGAAAATCTTTTCCAGTCATATCTTTATAATCTGCTGTTACTCTGTAGAAAAATACAGCATTATTTTTCCAAGGATTATCAAATAAACGTTGACGTCCCAGTATCTGAGGCAAGTCCTCACTAATATCTACAGCTAAACAATCTGAGTTAGAATCAGAGAATATGAAACTACGTGCACATAGGCTATAGAAGTCTGCACCTAAATAAACAGTTCTAGTGCAGAAGGTAAACATCTTTGGTTTTACTCCTTTTAATGGAACATCTCCTATAGTGAACTCCTTTCCCAACTTTCTTTTAATTTTTTTAAGATTTTCAGGAGTATTAGAACAAAGAATATTACACTCTTCTGGAATTAATTCATTTTTCTTGATAATAGATATAATGTGATTAACTGAATTTACATAGAATACTGCTTCATCTGATATTACTCTAGTAGGTATTCCATCTCTAAGAACAACTATTTCTTCAAAATGTTTTTCTTTATAAGTTTTTATAATCTCTTCTGCTTTTGTACCTACAGACTTCATTGTTAATACTTTTAAGTCTGGTCTAATAATTCTAGATGGATCTTTTACCTCCCAATCTAATTCATAATAAGGAAGATCTTTAAATTCATCTAACATTTCTAGGTACTCATCCATCATAGGAGTTGCACTAACGAAGTATGTAGTAGGAGATTGTTGTAAATGAAATAAAAAGCTTAATTCAGTATCACTTTTGAATCTAGCATCATGTAGGATACTTTGAAATTCATCTATTACAGTATAAAAACTTTGAAATATTTCTAATTCTTCTAATATTATTTTTATCAACTTATACGAATCATAGGTTACTAATATCTTACATGGTTTTCTTTGAGAATAACAATAATTATAATAATAATTTTCTATTTCAGTTTTTATTTTTAATCTAATTAATTCTCTTTTCTTTTTCTCCTCTTCAACCAATAATAATTTATCTTTATCTGATAAACTTTTTTCGCTAGATCTATTTACTGTTATCTTCGAAATATCCTTATCGATATTAGTATCAGACTCCATTTCATTAATAACTAAATATACATCATTAGGATGTTGATCCTTCTTATTCTTTAGAAGCATCTTCCTAGGACTGCATAAGATAACATTTTCAGGACCATTAATACAGTATTCAGTAAAACCACACCCAGGTAATTGTTTATTTATAATACATTTACTTGGAAACTTATTAAATCTAAATTCATTCCATTCTGAAATATATCTAATTCCAGATGGTACTATAATCTTTTCTTTTTGCATATTATTTAATTTTTTAATTTATTATAGATTCTTTTTAATACAGAATCCAGTTACATAAAATCGAAGACTAAGGATACCTTAACTTCATCAATTAGAGTTTGAAGTTATTAGAAGAGCAAAACGTCAACTTAAATATTCCAAATTTGGTAATATATAATATAGATTTAATAGTAAATTTTTGGTTGACACTTAAAGTGGTTCTACTAAATAAGCGAATATAATGAGAGACCCGCCTCCCCTCCAGGGAGAGCGAGGTCGTCTTATTTAGTAGGTTCACGATAGATAAAATATTAATATGGAAATGAACCTTAAAAGAGTACCGTCCACTCGGAGCCTTTGAGGGCTCCAGGGACTCTCACTAACGTTCGTACTTTTTAAGAACCATTAAAGAATATTAATTTTTTTCATTTAATCTAATATCTCTTTATTCAATTCTATTCTATATTATCTTTTTTTTATTTTCTATTTATACTTCCTATAGGTTTTCTCAATATACTCTCCTATTCAATCTAGGTTCCTATGTCCTCATAAATAAGTTACCGAATTTTCATCAATTTTGAAGATAAAAAATAAAAGTGGGTTATTTTGGCTCATTTTAGGGTAAAAAGTAGTAAAAAACATCAAAAATAACCCACCTTTTGAGGGTTAAATTTAATATAAGCCTTATACATGAAATATAAGGAGAATCTGTGTCCTTCCCTCCTTTCCAAACGTGGTAATTTTGTTTTTCATATCCATATATTACTAATAGCGATTAGTTTTCTACTAAGTAAGTTCTTTTTCATAGTTGTTAATAATTTGTTTATTTCTCACATATAAATGGACACAGATTCTTCCTTTTATACTAAGAAATCGATATTATATTTTTTAAGATAATAATTGTTTTCAGGGATTAGGTTCGGCGCTAAAGTTGCTGCGGAGATGGGTTAAGTAGGTTACTTAATTTTGTATCCCGGGACTTAGCTCCGACCTCTTCTTTTTAGTTCTTTGTAAAAATACTATGTTCATATGATAATAAAGAGAAAAACAAAAAGTGTCTCCGATCTGTTCTATATATCATCAAGACCAGACTTAGATGGAGAATATATAAAACCGAAAATTAATTTGTACCCAGATGTAGGATCAGCACTTTCAGGAATATCAGCAGTTCCGGGAGAGGATACGAACATAGAAGGAGCTACTTATTATATATACAAGCCGCTAATGGGAAGAGCCGATTCACTAGTAAAACCTGGAATAATAGAATCTCCGAAGGTATTAGTTCTCCCTGATGAATATTGGTATCTACAAGAACTCCGGCTCAGATTTATAGCGGCAGTTAAAGTCTTGGGGAGAGAAAAACTTATTGGAACTTATAGAACTGGAACTAGACAAACTCCATCTAGAGTATATTCTTGGAGTTGGGAAGAAATTTTAGGGAAATATCAGAAGAAAGGTAAGTTAATAGAGACTGATAAAACAAAGAAAACGTGAATAATTTATTTTCTAATATTTTTAAGAAGAGGGAAAAATACTGGGAAACTATAAACAAATTAAATCAATATGAAAATACTACGAAATAAAACATATTCTGATTCTGACAATGAAACTCCAAAGAAAGTCGGAGAAGCTATCGGAACTGCACTAGTCGGAACAGCTGGAACTGTAGGAGCAACAGACTTAATAAAACGTGGGGCTAAGAAGTATATAACCAGTCAGGAATCAAAGAAAGCAAAAAAAGCATTTAAAGAAGGTATTAAGAAACTTGATTCAACCAGGAAAGCTAATAATTTTAAAGCAGAAGTAGCTCGTGGTGAAACTAATTCAGGAAGCGCTTTAGATCTAATTTTCCACAAAAGAAAAGTCAAGAAAGCAGATCAAGTATATAAAGCAGCTACCTCTAAAAATAATGAAGCCTATAAATCAGGTGTTAAAGCTCTTAAGAAAACTTTAATATCTAATAAAGATGCAAATATCGCCAAAAGAACAGGAAGAGTTGGAAAAATAGCTACGACTGCTGGTTTAATTGGAACAGGTATAGCAGCTGGAATGAAACTTAGAAAGAAAGATAAATAATAGGAACGGAGATAGTAACCTATAATGGAATAGGGACTGCCTGCTAAGCAGATCGATCGTGTTTTACGATTAGAGGTCGGAACTCTACATCTCCGCATTATAAAGAATAAAATTATAATCTATAGAGTTATTGGTTTAGCTTTATAGAACAACTTAGTGATTATTAGTTAATTTCCCCTTAGTTCAGCGGATAGAACCTGGGATTTCTAATCCCATAACGTGTGTTCGATTCACACAGGGGAAACAAATAAATATAAATTACAACTAAATTTAACTAATAAAAACTAAATTAATCATGACAACAATTTTTAAGAAAGTAATCTTTAACCCTCTTAAGAGAGCGGTTAAGTGGTATTTTACTCAGTCTGCTAAAACAGGAAATTATATCTGTATGACTGGAACTTTTCCTCAAGAGTACTATGAAATGATGTATGAAAAGAGGAAAGATCAACAAAAGTAAAAAAAATAATAGAAATTTATGGGATATAGGAAATTCCTATATACCCTTCGTTGACTAGGAAGAAAATAATTAATAAAAAAATATATCGCAGGATGAAAGAAATGGTATCTGACAAGTTTCATAAGCTTGGGTTGTTCGTTCGAATCGAGCTCCTGCTACATACATACTAACGATGTGATATCGTAAGTTCTTTATTGTATTTATAAAAATATAGAAGAGAGATTTAGTAAGACTCTCTTCTATTAATAAAAAAAAGAACTTTAATTGATATTACGGAAAGTAGTAAATTTAATTATATGAATAAGTACAATAAAGATGAATTAGAGAGATTAATTTTTAAAGAAAATTTATCTTATAAAGAAATTGGCAAAAAATATGGAGTATCTGGAAATACTATTAGAAAGAATGCAAAAAAGTTAGGAATAGTGTTACCTAAGAGAAGAAATATAAATCCTAATGAAACTTTTAATAAAGGAAAACAGATTCATATAGCTAACAAAAAAACAAAATTCTAATAATAGTAAATTAGATCTCATATCTGATAATGATTTTATTGAAATTATCAAGACAAAGGATAATTGGAAAGATATATTAGTTTCACTTGGATATAATAAACATGGATCTAAATTTATTAGGGATAAAATAAGAAAAAGATGTTCGAATTTGGGAATAAATTTAAATCTTAAACAAAATCAACTAGATACTGTACCAATTTTATCTGTAACTAAAGGAGATTTATTTAAAAAACGTTCTAATTGGCAGAACGCTAGATCTAATATTCAAAATTCAGCAAGAAAAATATTTTTTAAGAATTGTCTTGATCCTAAATGTATAGTTTGTGGATATACCAATCATGTGGAAGTAGCACATATAAAGGCAGTTAGTAATTTTAGTGAGGATTCATTAATATCAGAAATTAACGATATTTCTAATTTAATAGGTTTATGTCCTAATCATCATTGGGAGTATGATAATGGATTATTAGATATAAGTAAATACATAAATCATGAAAATAATAAGAAATAATATTATTCCTTTTCCAGGCTATAAAGCAGTAAATATCTTTGGAATTTTATTTGTAAGGAAGAATGCTAATATAAAACCAGAAGACTTAAATCATGAAGAAATACATACAGCACAAATGAAAGAAATGGCTTATATCGGATTTTATGTATGGTATTTCTTGGAGTGGTTATTATGTCTTTTAGTTTCAGGATTTAGCTTTGGTTATGCTTATCATGATATTAGTCTTGAAGAAGAAGCACATCTAAATGATAAAAACCTGGAATATTTAAAAACCAGAAAACATTATTCTTGGTGGTCCTATATAAAACTAGGAAGTTGGAAGAAAAATAAAAATTAACCATATATACATAAAAAGATTATGATTATACTTAGAAATAAAACCTATTCGCATGAAGAAGAAATTGCGAATATTGCGGCAGCTCCTGGAAGTCCAGAGTATAGCCATGAAAGAGCCGAAATAGAAAAGAAACCGGCTCAAGAAGCATCAGCAGTTCAAGAAGGTTATGAAAAAGCATCTCAGGAAATTGATAAAACAGTAGAAGAAGTAGAAATAGTTCCTGAAGCAGCTGAAGAAGCAATCGAAACAGAAGCACGTGAAGCTGGAGACTCTAACTTGGACTCTAGAAATGATGCATTAAAAACTCTTAATGATTTCTTAGGTAATATTCATTAATTATGATTATCCTCAGGCAAAAGAATTATTCCGGCCGAGAAAAAGTACCTCAGGCTATAGCAGAAAAGGCACGAAAATCTGGAGTAGTTCAAAAAGATTCAAACGGTGTCTGGAGAATTATTAGCCTGAAAACTTCTCCGGCCGAATATTGGGATGCACACTATGATACCCGTGAAGATGCTGAAAAAGCTCTAGCCGCTTATCATGCAAATAAACATTAAGAGATTAATTTTAGAAGCGATGAAAATCGGATATTTTGAAAATTTTTACACTAGTACTTTTATCTCAGAATAAAGGAAATTGAGTAGTTATAGTGTTAGGTTTTTAACGCTTTTACGGGAATGTTGGAATCGGTAGACAAGTAACTCTTAGAAAGTTATGCTAATTTAGCATGAGGGTTCGAGACCCTCTTCCCGTACGATAAGTTAACGATGTGAATCGATTCCTTATTAATTCATTTATATAAAATATAGAGAGCTCGACGGGGCTCTCTTTAAGTAGAATTAATAAGATGTTGTTTATGATTCATGGGATGTAACTTAGATTTTATATAAATGAATGAAAGTAAATTAAGTAATGTAACAAAAGAAGAATTAGAAAAACTAATCTTTGGAGAAAAATTATCCTATGAAGAAATAGGTAGGAGATATGAAGTTTCTGGAAGTGCTATTAAAAAGAAGGCTAAAAAATTAGGTATAGAACTTCCTAAGAAAAGAGATATAAATTCTAATGAAACTTTTAATAAAGGATACTCTTTTAAGTATAATAAGAAAGATTTAGAGAAGTATTTAGGTGAAGGAAAGAGTTATAAAGAGATTGGAAATATTTATGGAGTATCTTCATCATCTATATATAGGGCAGTTAAAAGTTTTGGATTATCACCTAAGAAAAAATCTCCTAAGAAAAAAGAGTCAAAAAATTTGAATAAACCTAAAATTATAATAAATTCTGTAGATGATAGTGTTTTTTCAGATTATGTAAAGGATAGTTTATCAATAGCAGAAGTCGCTAGATCAATTGGAATAGATAATAATAAAATTAATACTAGCGTTTATAGAGAAATTCATAAAAGAATCGATTCTTTAAAGTTAGATACATCTCATTTTACAGGAGGTGCATGGAATGTAGGAGATAGATTTAGAAAAATAGATAAAGGATTTCCATTAAGTGAAGTTTTAGTAAAAAACTCATCATATAAATGTACTAATTCTTTAAGGAAAAAGCTATTTAATGAAGGTGTAAAAGAACGAAAGTGTGAATGTTGCGGTATAACTGAATGGAATGGAAAGCCTGCACCATTACAACTTCATCATATAGATGGAGATAATACTAATAATTCTTTAGAAAATCTTCAAATACTTTGTCCTAATTGTCATGCTCAAACAGATAATTATTGTAGTAAAAATAAAAACGTCTAATATCTATACTAACCTCTTTTCCTCTTAATAATTCTCTCTAAACAAGGGGGGAGGGGTAAAATAATTAACACTTTAAACAATTATTATGTACATAAGAAGAAAAGTATTCTCACTACTACAAGACGGTGAGACAGGAGAAGAGAAGTATTTTTCTACGACCGATGTAACTTTGGATAATCTTGAAGAAAGAATTTTTAGTATTTCAATTCCAACTGAAGAAGAATTAGAACAAAGAGAATTCGGTGCTAGACAGAGAAAACAGAATAGAAAACTAGCTAGATCTATTCACAATGCCGAGATGCAAGCAAATAAAGCAGCTAAGGCACAAGAAAAAGCAGCTAAAATAGTTTCTAATCCAGCTAATTTAGTTGATGAGAAGAAAATGGAAGAAGCTCAGAAACTTACTAAGAAAGCACAAAAAGCAGTTGAGTCTTCTAATCGTAATGCAGGTCAAGCTTCTCAACAAGTAAAGAATATCTCTAAAACTAGAAAGTCAGTTGCGACAAATCCGGGAGGTCTTGAAATTAAAAATCAAGGTGCAGGAGATATAACTGTTAAGAAAGAAGGTGGTAATGTAACTGCTCATAAAATTGCTTCTAAGAAAAGTGGTCAGACAACAACTACTGTAAGAACAACGTCAACTAAGCCTGATGTTGTAGTTGATAAGATGACATCCAAAGGTTCTAAGAAAGTTTCTACAGAGGCAGTAAAGAAATCCGCTGAGAAAACTCAAAAAGTTGCAGAAGTAGCTCAAAAAACAACAAAAGACTCAAAGAAGATTCTGAATGGGGCTAAAAATTAATGAACACAAAAGCTGGTAAAATAGCTGGAGGAGTTGCTTTAGCTAGTGGTGCGATGATCGGGGCTAAAAAGTTATATGATCATAAAAAGAAATAAAAAAGATAATCTATAGAGGTAGTGTAATCAATCTCCTCTATAGAACTTAATATAAATATTATAAAATATGAAATTTAATAAAACTCTTGAAGCTGTAAATATTATGGTTATGGCTTCTTATCCGGCCGCTAGATTCTATGAAGCGCAAGGTATACTAATTGAAGAAAATAATAGTTTTATCCCTGAAGTTTCTGGAATGGTAATTGTTTATTCATTACCTCTTGGAAAAACGCTTCTTGTAAATGTTGCGGCCGAGTCGGAAGAAGCCTATGAATTTAAACTAATCAATGAAAACTGGCTTGAAGATAGATCTATAACTCCTTATGTAGGTATGACTCTAGAAGATGCTTTTCAAGAATTAGCTAAAGCAGAAAAGATTATTAAATCTAGATATGTAGTTCTTAGACATCCATTACATCCATCTTATACTCGTCCTGTTTATATATTTGGTGATGTTCGGCGAGGAGGTAATAGTGTTGATGTAATGACTGGAGAAATAAGAGAAGAATAAAAAGATTTGCTTTAGATGATTTAATAATATTATGATGAAAGTTAAAAGATTTTCTCAAACTCAACCAGATATAGAGTGGCATAAAAACAATATAAATCCAAACTCAGGTAGCAATCTGGAAGATGGAAGTACTCTTTATAAAGCAAAATCTGGAGATTATCTTTATTTGTATAAAGATGGTGAATGGGTTATTATGAATGGTGTTAATAAATTTATGCAGGATTCTAAATTATATCAAATTTCAAAATTCGATAAAAACATTCATAATAAGATTGGAGCCGCAGGAGCAGTTATTGGTGGTTTTGTTGGGAGTTTGCCTGGATTAGCAATGGGTAATTTAAAAACAGCTGCTACAGGGGCTGTGATTGGATCAACTATATCTGGATTATATAATAGAAATAAAGCAAAGAAACGTGCTGAAAATATAGTAAAGGATTACGAGTCTAAGTATGGTAAGAATGCTTATACTACATTTATGAAAAAGAAGTAAACTATCTTTAATTTTAAATTACTTTTACTATAATTGAATACCTATTCCATTTTAAGGATGTAGTAAGGAATGATATTCAGTTTATTATATATTTCTAATAATAAAAAAAAATGAGATACACTATTCTCACGAACTATGTATCTCTTGGCAAGTTACTACAAAAATTAATGTAGCAAGTTTAATCCTCATAAAAAATGAGAATTAATTTTTTAAATCATATATAAGGCTTTGAAGTGATAAAAATAATACTGTCTTATTTTCACAAACTGTACTGCCTTTTACGACAAATAATAATAATAAAATTACCTTACATAGGTAATTAGTATAAGTTCCAAGTTTTATTGTAGTAAAAAACTTATACTGATTTATTCTACTACATACCTTAATGATAAAAAATGAGATACACTATTCTCACGAACCATGTATCTCTGCGTAGCAAATTTAATCAACACAGATTGTGAAGATTAAATTCTTATATTAACATATATAAGGCTTTGAAGTCTTATTAAAAATGTGGTCCTATCGTCTATCGGTTGGGACGCGAGATTTTCATTCTCGAAAGAGGAGTTCGATTCTCCTTAGGACTACAATATTATAAGAAAGTAGATTATTTTCATAAAACAGATGAAGGTTTTCTTAAACAATTAAATAGAGATAATGAAGTTAGAAAATATTGTAAAGAGAATAATATCATCCTTATAGAAATTCCGTATACATATAACACTTATGAAAAAGTAGAACAATTATTAAATCGAGTAATTTTAAATGGAGAGGATATAAACTCTATTATAGATTATTCAAAATTATATAAAATATGAAAAAATCAGAAACAATATTTCAAAAGTTATTTTCAGGAATTAGTTTTGGAAATTCACGTATACCTTTAATTATGTAGTAGAGGCTTAAGATAGAATAAAATCTTAAGAAAATACCTTAAAATGCTGGAAAATATAAAATATAGATCAGCATCTCTATTTATCGATTAAAAATAGAGTTCAACGACTATAGTAGGTACTTAGATAATATAGTCTAAATTTAATAAAATATATTAAAATAAATTGTACGTTCAAATGTATTTAGTAAAGGTGGGGGAAGAGGGTATTCTGTTATTGGAGGAACTGGAAATGGAAGATTCTTAGATAATGAAAGAAATTCGCCCTTACTTGGTAATTCACAGCCTTCTTCTAGGTTATCCGGTTATCTTGATAGAATGGCAGAGCTTAGGTCATATTATCTTTTAGATATTACAAAGATGGCTACAAATTTCTTTTCAGATTATGTAGTTAATTTTATATCTCAAGATACCCAACAAATAGTTTCTGTATTAAATCCTGAAGATTCTACAAACAATGAATCTGTAACTACTAGAATAAATGATATACTTCTAAAAGATATTAAAATAATTGACTATATCAGAGACCATATAAATGACTATGTATTTTATGGAGGTTATTATAGTATGCTTCAAACTCAAAGAGATGAAAAAGGTCATCTTGTATTTAGAATAGAAGAACTTAATAATCCAAATGCAGTAGTTATAAAGAAGAAAAAGAACGAGGATGGAAATATAGAAGATATATTTTTAGCAATCGGAGATGATGGAAATCTATATGAAATTCCTAGTACTGAGGTAATATATATAAGTAATCCTAAACTTCGACTTACAAATGATCTCGAAGAAGGATGGAAAGAAAAGTCTAAACCAGAAAAGCCAAAATTAGGAAGAAATAAGGGATCAGAAAATAGAAATAAAGTTCTTAGGAAAGAATCATTTATGGCTTCTGAACCGTTATTTTATTCAAGTATTTTGAAGATAAAAGAATTAGTTATAAAAGAGCTTTTGATATCTCTTATTTCGTTAAGAGATCTTTCATCGCCTCAATTATTGGGATTAAATACCGATTAAAATTTGTCGGATTAGATAAATAAAATCTAATGGAACTTTGTAAATTGCTGGAAGATCAAGTAAAGATAAATCAGCAAAAGATAGTAAAAACTACCTTCTCAACGACTAGATACAAAGAGAGAGTTTATATATAAATTCTTAAAGATATAGTCTAGTTTAACTAAATAATTGTTAATATTCGAAAAGTGTCCCTCTAGAGACAATGAACGAATTATGCGCTCGATTACAGAAACTTGCAAACAATACGAATGAGTTGTCTTCATTCATCACATCTCAGTTCGATGTCACCTCGTTCATTGAGTCTGCATTAACTCAAAATGTTAAGGTTTTTCCTGACTATAATAGTACCATTACCTCAAGGACTTCACTACTCCCACTTGATAAATTAACAGACAAACTTTTAGATCTTATACAGAATCTTGATTATGTAAGAAATAGTGTTCTTTCTCCTCTTGGATTACCATCTACTATATTAGATGGAACATCTGGCAGTAAGTGGTTAATAAATTGGCCGTCTAGAGAAGCAATTCTTTAGATTATTAGTAAGTAAATTTGGTGAAACTATTAATACTAGTAATACCAAGCCTTAGATTAATCTAATTAAGGTATAACGAATAAAGACTTACCAACTTATAAAAAGTTGAATTTATATTCTAAACTATAATAAAAAGATTATAGAGATATCATTGCAGTACTTCAACAGTCAGAAAGAGCTAATTCAAGAGTAACATCATTAATTTCAGGAATAAAAGATTCAATAGTAAATCTTGTTTGTAGTATTTATAAGGTAATATATAATGAAGATTTAGATCCAAGTTTAGTTCAAATTCATATATTCCAGAAAACAACTGTAGAGTATAACAATCAGATAAATGAAGCTGAATCAGTTAGTGGTTTAGTTCAAGGTATCTCTGGAGTTTTATCTAATGCACTCCAAACTTTAGAACAAGCAACTCCATTAATTGAACCAGAATCATATTTAAGTTATATTCAAAACTTACTTAAAGATATTGACCCAAGTACAGAATCTCTAATAAATGAAGATACGATTAAGCAGTATATAGAATTTCTTAATCAAAAACTTCAGGCACAACGAGAACAGCTTGGACTCAGTTAAAATTATTCAAAGAAGATGATAATTAAACGTAAATTATTTGCTTCTAATGATCCCACTCCAGAACAGTCTCCAGAAATTGGTCTAGCTAAACAAGAAATGACTTCTAAGGACTTGCAAATAGAACAAATGAGACTTCAACGTCAAATCCTAGAAACTCAGAGAATGCGACAGAGAATGCAAGCTGAGGAAAGAATGCAAGAAATGAAGCAAGTCAATCAAACTCAGAAACTAGAACAGAAAAAGGATGAAGCTCAAAAAGATAATCAATTAAAAGTAAAGAAAATTGACGCTCAGAATAGTAGGCAGGAAGTAAATAATATAGGATTGTACAAAACAAAATCAAAGCCTACGCCAACAGTATCAATGAAAACAAACTTGTAAGATTATGATTAAAGAAAAGACATTTACAGAAGGAGTGGAAGATTCTAAAGAACAAGAAGAGAAAGGATTTGATCCACTAAGACCGTATATAAAATGAAAATTAAAAGATTTTCCGGTTATTCAGAAGCTGCCCCTGAAGGTGTAACTTATCAAAAATCAAGTCAGGTAATTACAAGATATATTCTTGATCCTCTTGATTCTAGTGTAGATACCTTAGAAGAAACAGATAAACTTGGGGTAACTAAACGAAAGAGTGATAGAATTAAGAAGGTAATAAAACCTCTTAAAAAATATTTTAAATATAAATCAAATAAAAACAGTAATTAAGTATGTATATTAGACGTAAAGTATTCTCATTACTACAAGATGAGACAGGAGAAGAGAGATACTTCTCTACTACTGATGTAACACTGGAAAATGAGGAAGAGAGAACTTTTAGTGTTGCAGAAGATGCAGAAAGTTTGGAAGAAAAGGATTTCTCTGATAAAAAAAAAGAGGAAGATGATGAGCCAAAACTTACAACTAGTGATAAGATTAATATTAAGTTGAATAAAGCTCTGACTACTAAGAAGGATCGCGAAGCATTTGTTGAAGCTTATGAAGATGGAAAATCTCATAAATACGAAAAACAGGCAGCTAAGTATGCAGCAATTGGTAATGGTATAGGTGGCGGTATATTAGGTGCTGCAGTTGGTGGTAAAAAGGGTGCAGCTATTGGAGCCGGAATTGGTGCTGTTTCAGGTGCAGCAGGATCTTATGCTGGTACTAGAGCAGGTGTTGCACTTAATAAGCTTGCTAGAAAACATAGTGGTAGTCTTGATACTAAAACAAAATTAGCAGTAGATCGAGTAAAAGTAGCAGATGGAAAAATGACAAAAGAAGAATTTGCTAAAAAATGGAGATCTAAGAAGTAAAAGAAATAATCTATAGAGGTAGTGTAATCAATCTCCTCTATAGAACAAACGCGCTAGATTTTTACAACCGAAGATTAATCGCACTAGGTGCAAAAAGTAAACGGTTGATAGTTGTAAAGCGCGAGAACTATAAAATAATAAATGTATGATAGGAACAGTTAACCCATTTAGTGACCCTGAATTTAAGAAACAAATTTTAGGGAAAGAAGGGAGAGCTGTTGATGACCCGGGAGATTATGAGATTTTGCAGCCGGAAGAGGATGTATCTAAAAACCTAAAAAATATTATAGGGTCAGCTCCAGTACTCCCTAAAACGGCTCGCAATATTATTATGGATGCTAGTGCTATTGCGAGTAATCAAAAAGAACAAAAAGCACTAGAATTAACTCATAAATTGAATGAAGTCTTTACTAGTTATAATAAAGAATATAATATAGATCTTCATGTTGATTTCGGAAGCCTCTCAAATACTTTAGTTAATGTGGCAGATCCGAAGTCTAGACATATCTTAGAATTATATGTTTCTGAGGTATTTCAAAGTATAAGACCTATTTTAATTCTCAATATGATTTCTAAACTTTGTCTTTGTATTGATTATATACTCGATCCAATGAGACTCTTTGATAGTTCACAAATGACTTTACAAGATTCATTTATTGCCGTTAATATATCTGCGGCTTAGTTGAAATACTAAGAAAATTATACTAAAATGCTGAAAGATAGTTAAAACATAAATCAGCAAAAAGGATTACTAATATAAATCCTTTCTCAACGACTAAATGTATAACTAAATTTGAAATATAATTTAGATGATATAGTCTAATTTAATAAAATAAATATTAAAAATAGATATGAGAAAAAATTATGCAATTTATTCAACAATTAGAAGATATGAAGAGTCAGATAATTGTTAAAGGTTCTGATCTTGAATTGAAAAAAATTGCAGAAGAATCTGGAAATGAAGAGTTGAATAGTGAAGAGTCTAAGCAAATAGTAGCAGACTTTATGAGATTATTTCAAAAAGAACATGGAATAGAATAAAAAATGAGATACACTATTCTCACGAACTATGTATCTCTACTTTAAATTATGATAATACCTACTACGACATAGGTAATTAGTACTATTTCTATATAAAAAGTGTAGTAAAGAAATAGCACTCGTTTATTCTACTACACATATATAAGGCTTTTAAGTTTTATGATATTTTCTGATTTATATTTCATAATTAAATCAGAATTGCCTCTTTAGCTCAGTTGGCCAGAGCACGTGATTTGTAATCTCGGGGTCGTTGGTTCGAATCCGACAAGAGGCTCAAAAATAATATTCTCCGTTAGCTCAGAGGCAGAGCATTTGACTGTTAATCAAAGGGTCGGTATATCGTAATTACCACGGAGAGCTGTTTTAGGAGAGGTGGCAGAGTGGTCGATTGCGGCGGTCTTGAAAACCGTTGTACTGCGAGGTACCCGGGGATCGAATCCCTGTCTCTCCGCAATAATTTTAAAGATAAGAAAAATTATAAAAAAAAACAATTAATTATGGGAAAAGAGAAATATAACAAAGAAGAATTATAATAGATAATTATTAAAAATATATCTCCTTAAGATTGTTGGCTCAGTCTTAAGGAACAAAAAGTCAACGAAGAAAATATCGAAGACTCTTTTTCATATAGTTTATTTAGGGAAGATTTGTTTGGCCGACAATCTTCCCACTATGAAGATAAATAAGAGTTGGATGTTGTGATATTTCAGGATGTGATTAAAATAAATTATATGAAAGATAATAAAAAACTAACAGACGAAGAAATAAAGGAAATTATAGAAAAGAAGTACTCTAAGAAATTACCGCATACTAAAGATTATATTAGAGAGCAGCTTAAAAAAGATCCTAACTATAAGTGTAAATTTAGTATGGTTAAGCAAGATTTTATAGATGAATATTATAGATCTAGGGAAAATTCAGAAATAAAATTATATTATGATTTTTCCCAAGTTCCAGAATTTATTCATACTAAATTAGATAAATTCATATTATCTTATAGGTTAGATAATAAACTTTTGGAATATAATACAAATTTTAAAAGTTTAGTCATTAATAAACAAGATCCGAGTGGGGTTAAAGTTTATTTAAAAGGTAATAAAAGACTATCTAAAGCGGAATTTTTAAAGAGAGCAAAAGAAATTAACGGAAATAAATATGATTATTCAGAAGTTAATTTTAAGTATACTCAAGATAAAATAAAAATAAAGTGTAATAAATGTGGTAAATATTTTTATCAGACAGTTAGTGACCATATCTATAATAAAGCAGGATGTCCGAATAATTGTTATTCTAAATTGAATGATACTATTGAGTTTAGAAAAAAATTGTTTATTGAAAGATCTATTGAAAAATACGGAGAGGATAAATATAATTATTCTGAAATAAATTATAAAAATATCGATACTAAGGTAAAAATATACTGTAATAATTGTAAAAAATATTTTTGGCAAACTCCATATCAACACCTAGTTTCTGTATATGGATGTCCTGACTGTGCAAATAAATTAAAAGACTTCACAAAACATGTAGGGCAATCTTATGGAGAAATATTTGTAATGAAAGCTTTAGAAAATTTAAATATTAATTATATTTCTCAATATAAGATTAAAAGAGAAGATTTAGAAATATCAGATATTAGAAATTATATATTAGTAGACTATTATGTTGAATACAATGGTTTAAAATATTTTATAGAAGTTAATGGACAGCAACATTATATAGATAAACCGTATTTTTATGCTACCACTTCTGAATTTAAGGAAAGATTAAAAAGAGATAAATCTATATCCGATTATAGTATATCCAATAATATTATTTATATTGAAATTCCTTATACTAAATTACAAAATTATGATAAGGTATTTAATATAATAAAAAGAATTTTTATAAATCATGAGGATGTAAATACTGTAATAGGAAAATTACCAGAAATTAAGTATAGAAAGGAGGATCAAGATGGATAATAATTTTATAAATCATACAGATCCTACTTCCCTTATTGATTTATCACAGGTAACTTTAGAACAACAATATGCAAAATTAACTCCAGAAGAAAAAGATTTAGTGGCTTGTAAGTTATTAGGAATGAATCATAAACCTGTAGGAATTCTTACATTTATTTGTGATGATTATTTTCTGGGAAATGAAGGAATTACTAATCATGGTAATGCTGTATTTGACTACTGGAAAGAACAGCTTCCAAAAATATTTCCAAGTCCATTAATAAATAAATATTGTTATATCTCATTTTCAGGTTGCATTGGATCTGGTAAAAGTTTTGCAAGTCGAATAATGGGATTGTATCAATTACATAAACTTGATTGTTGTACGAATGCCTATACTTCTCTCGGATTAGCACCGGGAGCAAAATTAGCATTTGGCTTTTTCCATGCAAATTACGATACGGCGGTTCGTGACTTTGTTCAAGTTTATAAACAAATTATGGGTATTAGTCCATATTTCAAGAATATGTATAATAACCCAGCGATAAGATTTATAGCATCTGGACCTAAATCAACAGGTTCAGTTATAGGTTCGCAGCTAATTTACTGTGTATTATCAGAGCTAGGATTCTGGAGACCCGTAGATGCAAAAGCTAAAATTGATGAAGTTTTAGTACGTTATAATTCACGTTTTGCAGCAGTTAGGAAGACGTTCGGAGCCGTAATCTGCGACTCTTCAGCAAAAGATGAACTAAATGGTGGTTCTCAGAGATTTGAAAGCTCAGTTCCAGAAAAAGAGTTATTTAGAATAGCTCCAAGTCATTGGGAATGTCGTCCTGAAATTTATAGGGAAAGTCAAGGAAAAACATTCGATTTTTATAGGGGAGATTCTAAAAGAATGCCTCAAGTAATAGAAGAAGGAGAGGATATTACAGAACTTGATAAAGATAGGATAATAAAAGTTCCTATTCAATGTAAGTTTATGTTTATAAATAATCCTGAGAGAAGTTTGAATGACCTTGCGGGCTACCCCTATTCTTCAAAAGATATGTTCTTTGGAGGAGATATTTCTCATTTAATGAACTGTGCTAGCATAAAAAATACAGCTCCTGAAGTAATAGAGGTAGATTTTTTTAATAAAGAGGATACCATTTATTCAAAAGTAGATAACATGATATTTAAAATTCCAAGAGGTACTCATCTTTTTGTTCATTACGACATAGGAATAAAGAAAGACTATACAGGAATAGGATTGTGTTATTATACAGGAGAGAAAATATCTCCAGACGGTCTTACTTCTTATCCAACTTTTAGATTTCCTTTGCTTTTAGCTGTATCTAGAAAAAAAGGACAATCGACTAGTTTGGATCACTTATATCAATTTATAAAACATCTTACTAAAAATTATACAATTACTTTTAGTGCTGATACATTTGCTAGTCAAGGTATACTACAATCTTGTCAAAGAGATGGAATAGAGTGTAAAACTATTTCAATTGATAGAACTACTGATGCTGCTTTTATGTTTAAGAATGTAATTAATACAGAGAGAGCAGAACTACCTTATAATCTTAGACTATTCAGAGAGTGTAGTGAATTGAGATTAGTAACTGAAGGGAATCATATAAAAGTGGATCATCCTACAGTTAGTAATTGTACAGATTTCGATTATAAAAATATTGAAAGTGAGATGCCAGGAACTAAGGACGTTTTTGATGCAGCAGCTGGAGCACTTTGGAGTTGTTATCTTAAGTATTCTGAGTATTCCGAAGAAGGTTATTCTGTTGGGGTAAAAAAACAACTTGATTCCCTCAGTAAAATAACATCAGATCCTCGTGAAGAGTCTCAAAAGGAATTTCAGGGGATGTTGGAAAATATATTTTAAGATTCTTTTTCCATAATATATAATCAATTCCTAGGATGGCCAGAGGAAAGTGGTCTATTGTTCGATCAAGTCCTAGGAACAGAAAAAAAAGAAAAGAGATATATTTCAATCTCTTTCTTCCATACGTTTTACAAATTCCCATTCTTCTGGAGTAACATAATCCAGAACGCTTTTTGGAATTTCTACTTCTCTATCGTTTAACATTAATTTAACTTTAACAAATAATTTATTAGGAGTAATATCTACATCAGTTACTACTCCATAAAATCCTGTTTTACGAGATTTAACTTTATCTCCTACTTTTAAATTTTTCATAATTTTCTATATTTATTATTACACATATAAGGTTTTTAGAGCTTATGATAATACTACGAAAACAAAAATATAAAGAACTTCCCTGGACCAAAGAAAATATAGAAAAATATAAGTCACAGGAGAATATGTTAAAGCACGCAAGAAATACACCAGGAAAAACGGCTGGAAAATTATTAATAAACCCAGCCAAAGATGAGTTGGTGGGATATATAGCGTGCGAAGAAGATACTATTATTGCTCTAGAAGTTTCTCCGGGGTATAGAGGAAAAGGAATAGCAACTGATTTGATAAATTCTTCTGGGGCTAATAAACTTACAGTATCAAAGAAAAATATAAATGCGATAAATTTATATAAGAAACTTGGATTTGAAATTATATCAGAAACTCCAAAAATATATTTTATGGAGAAATGATTGAACTATAGTATAATTGGCAATACACCAGATTTTGGTTCTGGGATTTCCTGTTCGAGTCAGGATAGTTCAACGAAAGAAAATAATAATAACTAATAAAAACTATGTTGAGAGTTAAAAGATTTAGTAAAGTTACTGATAAAGTTAAAGAAATAGGAAAATCTATTGAACATACAGTAACTCACCCTAAAGAAACTGGTAAGAAGGTGGTGGAGTATGTAAAGAAACACCCAGATGAAGCTATAATTCTTGGAACATCTGATATTGTTCCTGGAGTTGTTGCTGCCAAACTTGCAAAAGCTGGAAAAACAAAACAAGCAGCTATCGCAGGAACTATTGCAGCACTTCCTATTGGTGGTGCATATGTATCAGGGAAAATAGCTATTCGAAAATGGAATGAAAAAAGAAAGAAGAATAAATAGAATAGATTCGAGATGTAGTTCAGTAGATAGAACGCTTGGTTTGGGACCAAGAAGTCGCACGTTTGAGCCGTGTCATCTCGACCTAGATAAATAGACGATGAGATATCGTGGAATTTATATTTAATTTTCATTTATTCAAAATCACTAAGGAAGAGTAAAAGTCGCGAGTTACTCTTCCACTAATGAAAATTAAATAAATTTAGAGTTTGATATCTTGGGAAGCTATAAGTAGAATAAATGAAAAGAAAGATTGATTGGAACAAAGAAGAACTGGAGTATTTATTATTTGATAAGAAACTAACATATAAAGAGATAGCTAATCATTATGGAATTACAAGTGAAAGTGCTGTTCATAAAGCTATAAAAAGATTTGGAATTGATATCTCAGAAAGAAAAACTATAATATCTAAAGAAGATATAGAAATACTTCTTTTTGATAAAAAACTAACTATTTCTGAAATTTCTAAATTATATAACTTAACAGAAGGTGCAACTAGACTTAGAATAAAAAGATTAGGCATTGAATATGAAAAGAAAAATATATCTTTAGTTGATAGAAATATTAGCAAAGAAGATATTGAAAATCTTATCAAAAAACATTTAACCTATAAAGAAATCGGAAATATTTATAAAGTTTCTGCTAATACTATACAAAATTTAGTAAAACTTTATAAAATTAATAGACCTAAGAGAGGGAATGAATTTATTGTAGAACGGATAGATTCATTTGAATATGTAGATAATGTGATAACTAATGAGTCAATTGATAATAAATTTTTACCAGTTCCAATAGAATTATCAGAAAATTATAAGATAGTATTAACAATAAAAGAAGGAAATAAGTTAGTTAAATTATTTTATGTTCCTGAACTAGGAATTTGGTATAATAATTTTTCAAAATTAAAACACTCTATTGAAAATAGATTAGGGATTAATTTTCTAGAATGGGAGTGTAGATGGATTTTAAAACTGCCAATAAGTAAATTATATACTGAATATTGGATAGATAAGAAAATAGAGTACTATTATTCAGATAAGTATTTTCATACTACTGAATACATAAAGAATAGATTAAGAGAAGATCCTAATTATGTTTGTGATTTTCTCATGATAAAAAGTGATTTAATTGAACAGTTTAATTTATCAAGGGAATATTCAGAATATAAATATGAATATGATTTTACGAATACATGTGAATTTATTAAAAATAAAACTAGTAAGTTTTCTGTATTTGTAAATGAAATAAATCCTTTTACTGGAGATACAATAGGAAATTGGGAAACTAATTTTTTACATTTTATTGTAGAAAAGAAAGATAATTTTATATTAGGAGCTTATAAAAGAGCTATTAAACATAAAAAGACAGATAGTCAATTTTTGGTAGAAGCAAGAAAAGTACATGGAGATAGATATACATATTTAGATGATTATATCAATTACGTAACTCCAATAACTATTTTAGATAATTGTACTGGAGATGTATTTAAAATGTCCCCAGTAGATCATATACATAGAAAAATGGGAAATCCTATAATCAATAAATCTACTGGAGAATTATTAATTATAACCTGGTTAAAAAATTTTCAAATAAGTTATTTAGATGAAGTAGTTGTAAATAATATTAGAAAAGATAAAACTAAATCTGTTCGAATAGATTTCTCTATAGTAGTAAATAATCAAACTTACTGGATTGAATATCACGGAGAACAACACTACAATAAATTTAAAAATTTTTATAATTGGGTAGAAGATGATTTTATCAAACAGTTTCAACGAGATACAGACGTTAGAGATTATTGTAAAAATAGTAATGGAGATATTATTCTTTTAGAAGTTCCGTATATATTAAATACATATGAAAAAGTATCTGATTTTTTAAATAAAACAATAAAATATGGAATAGATCCAAATACATTAATAGATTATAAAAGTTTATATAAAATATAAATAAAAAAAATTAATTATGCGCTGTAGAGTTAAATTATTTTCAACAAGCAGCCAAATTTTAGCAAGTGATGGGAGTCATATTCCAGCACAAGTTCTTCAAGATTATCTCAATAGTGATGCTTATAAAAGCTCTATTGAATCGAAGAATATGTTGGGAGGTTTAACTCACAGAGCAAGAAATTTGGCTAATGCAAAAAACTCAGGAACAGCATTATCTAAGACTGTGGGTAAAGATGATATGATGTTACTTTGTACAGAGGCTGCTGCTCCTGTATTTTATGTAACAAAATTAGAGCTTATGCCTGATTCTTGGTGTTATGCTGAAATAGAGTTATTTGATGAAGCCTTAGCAGATGATGAGGCTGCACAAAACATAAAAAGATTAAAGTACTTATTAAAGGCCGGAGTTCGTCCTGGAGTAAGTGCAGTTATCCTTAAACAATATCTGAGGCATGAATTCAAAGTTAATTCATGAAAATGTTTTTAATTGCTGGAAAAATAATAAATTAAATCAGCAAAAACTATTAATAAAAATAGTTTCTCAACGACTAGAGTAAACACTAAGAAATTTTCTTAGATAATATAGTCTACAATTAATTATAAATTAGTTAAATAATTGGGATATTGGGATTCATCTACTTCTGGAGTAGATACATTACGTAAATTAGTAAGTATCAAGGGATTAGATGTTACTTTGAACCCTTCTTGGAAACAAGCTCAAGTAGTACAGACTTGGGATGATGAAGGAAATCTAATATCTGATGGGGAAGAAAAAAACTTTTCGGATATAGAATATACTCCAAAGGATTTTGAATTTAAAGGACTTAAAGTAAAAGCTTTCTCTGATTTAAATTCTCTTGGATGTGGAGATATGTTAAAATCATCCAAGATTGATGGAAAATTTACAAAGTTAAAAGCAAAAGTTTTCTCCGCAGATGGAATGGTAGAAGAAGTTTTAGAATCCATTAGTAAGATGCCAAAAGAACCTGTTCAAAAAGATTTCTCAGTAATTGCATTAAGAGATAGAATTCGTGAATCAAAGTATTCAACTCGTCAAAGATTTCGTGTATTGATTCTATCTTACAAACAACTTCTAAAACAGCAAGGCGGCCCAGAGAAAATAGATCCAGAAACACTTAAAATCATGAAGTCTTTGTTTACTACAGATCTTTTGGATATTATGAAGTCGATTACACCAGAAATCATGAATGGAAAAAATCCAGGAACATTACTTGGTGCTTCTAGTTTAGGTAAGAATGTACGTAAATAATATGCGTTTTTTATATGAATTGCTGGAAATATCTAAATGAGATAAATCAGCATCAAATCATACTTAGATAAATCTAAAGAAGTGATTTGTTCAACGACTATGTATATAAACTGTCAAAATAGACAGAAGATATAGTCTAAATTATAAATAAATTTTATAAATACATTGATAAGTGTACAAAAATTGTTCTTACCATATAAGATGGCTATGTCTGAGGTATCTAAAACTAATGCAATATCTAAGGCAAGATATCAAAAAATTCAAGCTGCTTATTCTGACTTTGTTAATGCAATGTTAGAGGAAATATTCGCGCCGAAGAATGGTACGAAGAAAGAAGAGCCAGTAGAAGAAGAAAACCCTGAAGAAAACAGTTAAAAAGATTATGAAAGTAGAAAGACGTAAATTATTCTCTTCTTCGATTTCTCCACGGCGCAAGTTATTTTCAGGTGGAGTAACTCAGGCAGAATATAAGAAAATTCAGTGTAGAGATTGTGGTTATATTATGGATACTTTAGCCACTACAACTAACTTCTTATGTCCTAAATGTGGAGCTGTAAATAGATTTAATGTTTTAGAAGTTACACCAAGTCCTGAAAATACTCCTGAAGCTGTACAAGTCGAAGTATCAAAAATTGAAGAAGTAGAAAAAGGATTCTCAAGACGTTCGTTATTCGGCGGAGATAATAATGCCGCTGTACAAAAAGAATTTTCAGAACCGTCGAACGAATTTGAGGTAAAATTAAAAGAATTTTCTGGCAAAACTTTAAATGAATCAGAAGTTGTTAAGGCATTTGGTATTTCCGCCGAAGATTTAGTTGAAAAAGGTTTTGCTAGTATTGATGAAGATAATAAAGTTACTATTCCTGAAACTGCATTCTTACAATCTAAATTATTCTCTAAGTTAATCGTATCAGTGACTAAGATTTTGGATTTAGACCCAATAGAAGGACCTAAGGAAGACATAATTAATATGTTAGAATCTAAAGGATCTTTAGGACCGAAAGGTATAATGCTAATTAAAAAAGCTCATTCTCTTCCACTTGAAGAAATGAAAGAAGTTGAGTTTTCTAGCACTGAAGAAGTAGAAGATTGGATTGAAGACTCTGGAATTATTGGAGACTTAAAGATAGAATTTGGTAATTCTGCAATGGGAATCAAAGAATTTACAAAAATCCTAGAAGAGAGATATGATGATGCTCCAGATAATATAATAGATATATTAATTGATCGTGGAGTAATCAAAATTCAAGGAAATCAAGTTGATATAATGAAATAAAATATTTATAAAACTCAGTATGAAAAATACAAGATTTATGGAAGTCCTATTCTCAGCTGTAGAGGATAAGGATGAAGAATTAGCAAAGCAAGTAGCCAAAGATATTGAAGATGCTAAGGCTAACGGCTCTGTTGATACTGAAGAAGTAAAATATGAAAATATCGGTGACGGTAAAGTTTCAGTAACAGACAAAGAAAATGGCGAAGTTACTATCGTTGAAAAAGCTTCCGACGAGGACGATACTTATGATATGTATCCAGCTGAACAATCTGAACAAATCGAGGGATATCTTCATCCGGAAGGGGATGGAGTAACTCCGGGTAATCAGGTAGGTGCAGTTGACGAGGAAGTTGAAAGTCATATGGATGGTAGTGCTGTTATTGCACCAAATCTTCCTGATGGTGGTTTAAATCCAGCAGCTGGTCATGAAGAAAGTGTAGAAATTACTGCACAAGAAGGTCCTGAAGCTGTAGAAGAATGCGAAGAAAAAGAATTCTCTGTAAGTACTGATAATAGCGTAGTTCTTAGAATTTTCTCAGATCAAGAATTTTGTGAAAGATTATTCTCAGAAGTTATTGAATCAGAAGAAACAGCTAAAGTAGGTGATCTTAAAGTAGAGAAAACTGGTGAAAATGAAGTAGTTGTTACATCAGAATCTACAGGTGATCAAGCAAAGGTAGAGTTTAATGGTGAAGATATGGATGTTACTGAGCTAGAATCTAAGAATTTTAGTGAAGCAGAACAGTTTGATCCGTTGTTTGTAGTAGGAGTAGATCCAGTAAATCATGTTATTGTAGATGCTCCAGAGTATGACGAAGCATCAGCTCAAGAATTAGTTCAGAGTTTAACAGAAAAAGGAGTAGCAGGAGTTAGAATTTTTGATAACCCCGAAGACGCTCGTGAATATGCTATCGATCTCTTGAATGGTCTTGGTGTAGTTGAAGATGAACAACTTGGAGAACCTGAACAAGCAGAATTTTCAGATCATACTATTTACTTAACTGAATTCCAAGCTGATAATACAGACTTTATGTGTCGTTTCTTCTCTGAATCTGTAGATAGTATTAGTGCAACTCAGGATGCTATTGAAGATGCTATTGGAAATGGTGATGAGATTGAAACAGATTCTGAAGTTATTACACCTATCGATTCTAAGACTGCAGTTATACAGGATAAAAATAAAGATGAATTTACTAAAGTTAGTTTAGAAGGTGAAGAAATGGAGCTTGAAAAGATAAGCGAAGATCAAGCAGAAGAGTTGACAGATCATATCGTTGTTTCTGAAGAAGAGGAAGACGAAGATGAGGAAGAAGAAAAAGAATTCTCTGATGTTTGGTGTGACGAAGCAGAAACTAAATTTTTCTCAGAAAATGAAGAACTTACTCAGTATATGATTCGTTTGTTCTCTGAAGAGGCTGATTCTGCTGAAATTGAAAGCGCAATCCAAACTGGCGAACAAGTAGAAACAGATAAAGAAATTATTACGCCTATCGATTCTAAGACTGCAGTTATACAGGATAAAGAAAATGGCGAATTTACTAAAGCTGAGATGGATGAAGAAGTTCTTGATGTTAATCCTATCTCAGAAGCAGAAGCCGATAATCTAACAAACAGTATTGCAGTAGAAGATAAAGTTGAAAATCATGAAGAAAAAGAATTTTCTGAAGATATCTACTGTAATGAGGCAGAAACTAAATTCTTCTCTGAAGGTGAGGAATTTACTGAATATATGGTTCGTCTATTCTCTGAAGAAGATGGTCATTGTCCAGTAGAAAAAGCTATTGAAACTGGTAAGAAAGTAGAAACAGATAAAGAAATCATTACTCCAATTTCAGCTACAGAAGCAATTATAGAAGATAAGGAAAATGGTGAATTTACTAAGGCTACTATGAGTGAAGATGATATTGAATGTCATCCATTATCAGAAGAAGAAGCTGACAAACTTGAAGAACATTCTATTGATAAAGAAGAAAAGAAATTCTCAGGAGATTATGAAGATCCTATTCTTAATAAATTCTTCTCAGATGTTGTAGGTGCAGTTCCTGTTCCTGCTGGAGAAGTAGATCCTAATACTCCTGTAATTCCTTTAGCTGATCCTAATGCTGTAGCTCCTCAGGAAGTAGCAGTTCCGGCAGGTGTTGCTCCTGCACAAGGTGGTGCTACTAGTGTTGAAGCTATTGAAGATAAAGCACTTCAGGCAGTTCAAAGTATCCAAGCAGTAGCAGAAGAAGCAGCTCAGCAAATTATGGAAGCAAAACAAGCTCCTGCACAGGCTCAAGAACAAGATCTTCAGGAAGCTCAGTTCTCAGAAAAGAAATTCAGTGATACAAATGATACTCTAGTATCATGGTTGACTGGAAATAGTTTTCGTAAGTAATTAAATATAAATAGATAGGTTTATGGTTATCCTCAAAAACTATTTTACATAAACTAAAAATAATAAAAACATTATATACATTATGAATACACAGTATTTGCAAATGATGCAGACTCCTTCAATGATGGAGGCTCTTATTAATAGCTCAGTATCAGCAGAAGATGCTAACCTTCGTTCTCGTGAATATGCTAAGATGTTCTCTCGTAACGATGAAATGAAAGATTTGTTTGGTCTAGGTAATGCAGGTAATTTGCTGCAGAAGACTTTCTCTGGTTATGCAGAAACTCCGTTGCTGTCTACTCAGTATTTCAATGCTTCTGTAGCTTCTTATGTAAGCTCATTCGCAGGTTATATGTCTATCGAACGTGACTTTGATCAGCCTAATGGTTTGTTCTATTGGTTCGACGTTTTGGGTGTAACTGATATGCGTTCTGTTATTCCTAACTTAGGTCCGGATAACTATCAGGATATTCAAGCTATGGGTAACTTTACTTTGAATATTACTCCGACTACTAATGCTGACTACTCTTCTTTGATTGGTCGTAAGATTATCCCTGGTACAGTACGTGTTAAGATTGCTACTGCAACTGAAAAATTCGAATTGATCGATAATGGTCAGGGTGCTTTCATGGCTGTTGCTGGTAAGATTTCTAACGGTACTATCAACTATTTGAATGGTCGTGTAGAATTTACTTTGGCTACTGCTTTGGCTGGTGATGCTGCTACAGAAACTATCACTATTGTAGGTAAGGAAGATGTTACTGGTACTCCTTGTAATACTATTGGTGCTTCTAATGCACATGCTAATGATAAGAGATTTATCGCTAAGATGCAACAGCTTGGTTTGGCTACTGTACCTGATATGTTGGTAGCTGAATATAACATTGCTGCTTTAGGTGCTATGAAGAAAGCAACTGGTTCTGATATGGCTACTTTCTTGTTCACTAAGCTTCGTGAATTGTATACTAAGGTAATTAACTATAAATTGGTTTCTACTTTGGAAGAAGGTTATAATGGTAACGTTATGGCTGACTTGGATTTGACTCAGGGTGCTATGACTGGTCAGTTCATGGATTATCGTTCTAGAGTTGACTTGTTCGATGCTTACTTGATTAATGTTGAAAGTGCATTGGCAACTAAAGCTGTTAAGGGTGTTGATGTTACTGCCTATGTAGCTGGTAATATGGCATCTAATCAATTCCAGAAGGGTGGAATGATTGGTAAATGGGAACGTAATACTAAGATGACTTATATCAATGACCTGTTGGGTTGGTATAATGGTATTCCTGTACTTCGTTCTACTGATATTGCTGAAGCTCCGGGTGAAGGTACTTTCTATGCAATTCACAAAACAAAAGATGGTCAGATGGCTCCGCTTGCACGTGGTATCTATATGCCTTTGACTGATACTCCGACTATTGGTAACTACAATAACCCAACTCAGATGGCTTCTGGTATCTACTATCAGGAAGGTACTAAGTATATGGCTCCTGAATTGGTACAGAAGGTTACTTTCAAATTCGGTATCTAATTAAACCATAAAAATCATTTGGATCGTTAAACTCTCAGATCCCTAAAGAATAAAATGATTTTAAACAAAGAGAGGGATTCCCTAGGTCTTATAGACTTAAGGTTCCTTCTCTTTTTAATTTTTACAATTATGGCAAGTACATTTAGATTAAAGAGAAAATTATATTCTGATGATAAAGGCGGAATGAGTACTGGGAAAAAATTAGCTTTAGGTGGCCTCGCAGCAGGTGCAGCCATTCTTGGGGCTAAAAAAGGTGCATTTGGTGCTAACATAATGGCTAAAACTAATACTGGACTAATGAAAGCTGGTAAAGCTGTTGGAGGAAAAGTTGGAGATAGAATGATGATGTCTGGAGCTAAGGATTTTGGAGTTGCACGAGCTAAACAAATTGATAATGCACTTTTAAAGAAAACAGGATCTCAGATGACAAAACAAGCTTTTAATGCAAAAGCTGATCAAAAAGGTATGCAGGCACTTGGAAAAATTATGAAATAATTATGGCAACTTATAAGCTTAAAAGAAAAAATTTTGGATTATTTTCTCCATTCGCCAAAACAGCGGCAAATTGGACTGCAGCAAAAGGAGCTTTTAAAGCAGGAGAAAATGCCAAAGGTTTTAAGAATTTAGCTTCTACTATGGGAAGAGGTTCTATTGGACTAGGTAAAGGGTTAGGTGTTGCTGCTGCTGGTACTGCTGCATTAGGTGCTGGTACATTCTTAGCAGCAGAAAATAAAGCTAATAGTTAAAGAAGAAGTTAATCCCTGAAAATTAATTTTAAAATATTAAAATAAGTTTTATGAGTGATGTAATTTACAGAGGTCTTAAACTCTCTTCTAATAAATGTAGGTATTTTCAAGTAAAAGAAGGACAAATAAGCTCTATAGTAGAGGATACTTCAAGATCTACTCTCACTCTAACTTATTCTCCAGGAAGTACTTCTGGAAGTTTATCAGATCTTTTAGGAATACCATGTACTGAGAAAAGAATTGACATGCTCCCTACAGGACTTCCTAAATTATTTAAAAATACTTATGTTACATTAAATGGACTTAAGTTAAGAAAATTAACTTATGATCCACATACTATTAATATAGTTATTGTAAATGACTCAGAATCTAGAGTTATCCAAAACTATAATTATACAACAATAGTAGTTTCGGAAGGAGATTATAAAAATCCTGAGTTTATAAATTTCTTGTTTTACTCTGGAAATCTTATATATCTTCAACCTATTGGACCTAGACCAAGCTGTTATGAGATAAGAAATTTTCCTAAAATTATAATTAGTTCAGATGATGTTACACTTGAATCTGAATCTGAAACAATATTTACATTAAGAAGGAAATATAATGATTATGTTATAAGAGCTGTAGATTATCAAGATCAATTTATTCTAGAATTACGTAAAATTTTAGATGATTATGGTTTAGAGTTAGTTAGAATTAATAAAGAAACTACATTAACTAAAACATCACATGTTGTTTATCAATTTCTTCAGACTCCAGTGAAAGATAATCATCCTAAGTATTCTGATGATAAAGTAATGCAGCATAAAATACCAGTTGAATTTTATCTAAGAAGTACTGATATGCCATTATTCTTTGACTTTAAAAATAGATATATGAATGTCACATTACTTACTAATTTCTGTGAATTCAAAACATCAGATAGATATGGACAAAGATGGACAGCTGCAATAAAATGGGGAGGAATAACTGAAGATTTTAACCAGACATATCAACAAGATGATAATTCAAATTTCTCTTATCAATGTCAATTCAGATGTGAACTATTTTTCTATGAAGTAATTGATGATAGATATAAATTCCTAGAAGAAATAGTTCAGAATATAGAGTTTGAACGAAATAATCCAGATTATCATTATGAAGTTCCGGTTGATACTGAAACAACAATTATAAACAAAGGGTTATGATAAATTTTAGAAAGAAGAAATACCTTATCCAAAATTTAATGCCGGACGCTATTGAATATTTAAAGAAACAAGGATTACGGCCTAATATTATAACTCCAGAGCAAGCAGATAGCGTTAGTAGAGTTAATTCTAAGGCTATGGTTTTAGTTTCATTTATAAAAAATGAGTCTGGATATTATCAAATTCAAGTACAGGATAAGGAATTATACAATTATACTCAAAAATTAATCAAAGATATTTTTAGAATGAGAATAACTGATATTAATAAAGAAACCAGAGTAATCACAGCAGAAACTGATCACTTAGGAATAGCTTTTGATATTATAGAAATTCTCGCTACAAAATATAATTTATCAGTTGTGGCATGATTAAATTTAGACAGAAAGAATTTACAGAATATGATGCAATGAGAAGTCTTTATGTAAAACTTATGCGATATTCTGATAGAAATAAATTCGGAGTAATAGATACTAGTGCATTAATTCCTGTTCTTAGAGGAAATAATGTAGTAATCGAAAGATTTGTAATTAGTACTTCTATGTTTGGAAAAGATAAATATAGAATGTATCTAAAAATTGGTGCCAAAGCAAAGTTACCAGATGAGGTTAGACTTCCAGGTAAAACATATGATAAACGTCTTGGAAATATGCAATTAAACGTAAGTCATTCTATATTTGCGCCAAAAGATAGTGATCCAAATTGGAATAATAACAATAATGGAGGAAATAATAATACTTCTTTAGGAGACACTTCTGGACCTAGGAATGATAATCCTGAAGAAAGAAGAGGTGGAAAAAAGAAAGAAAAGAAGTATTCAGAATTTCCAGGATCAATTTTAGAGCAAAGAGAATTTAAGAGTAAAGGCGGTGATAAACAATATCCCTATCTATCTGGTTCATTCTCTCCTTCCTTTGATCTATCTTATGAAGTTTCTGAATTGCTTGGAGAGGCTATCAAATATGATAAAAAATCAAGATCATTGGTCTTAGAATTCAAATCTATCGAAGATGCTATTAATGCATTGAATATATTACCCTTCGGATTAGGTTATAAAATATATTTACTTAATGCATGATGATTGTAAAGAGATTTTCTCAAACCAAGATATTAAATACTAATAACCCAGCTCTTGGTTTCACTAAAGGGAGAAAATATGATACAGATATGGATAGACTGGGTAGAATGAATACTTCTCAACGTGAATTAGCTGGAATCGGTAATTTAGGAAAAGAAATGAGAAAATTAAATCAAGAATTAAATCGTGGAGGAAGAGGTAAATGGCAAGATACAGATTAAAAAGAAAATGTTACAATGCACTAACTGAAGCTGCCGGAAATACACTTGGAGGAGTTACAGAAGGAGTTGGTAAAGCTCTTGATAATAAAGTAGCCGGAATCGCTGGTGGTGTTTTAGGAGCTACTAAATTAGGAGGAACTATTGGAACAATGATAGGGGGACCATTTGGAAGTATTTTAGGTATGGGAGCTGGTTATCTCTTAAGTTCTGCAGCTACTAGAGGTCTTGGAAAAGGTCTTAAAACTGCCGGTCAAGATATGCAGACTTAATTATAGGAGGATTTAGATTATGATTAAGTTTAGACAAAAAGAATTTTTTTGGGGAATGGCTTTAAATGCTGCAGGGGCTATTGGTACAGGTCTTTCTCTAAAACAAGGCTCTGATCAAATGAAACAAGCTGAGGAACAAGCAGCACAGGCAGAAGAGCAGAATAGAAGAATGACCAAAGCTTTAAATAAAATTGCTGAAAATGCAGAGAATAATCCACAAGCAGCACAACAAGCAGCAGATGTAATGGGACAAAAACAATTTGCTCAGATAAATTTTGCAAAACTTACGGCAACTCTTAAAAATAATAAAACTTTAGGAAATGCTAAAGGTCTCGCTAAAGATGTTGGTAAAATTGCATGGAAAGAAAAAAATAAGCTGATTGGTGGAACTATGATGGGAGCTACAATGGCAGGAGCTTCATATCTTACTGATAAAGCAATTCAAAAAGATATGAAGAAAAATGGAATGCCTCTTGAAAAAACCTACTCTGCTGGATCTATAATGAAAGCAGTAAAAGGTACTGGAAAGGTTTTAGGAGAAGCTGCAAAAAAGAATAAAGGAACTTTGATAACAATGGCTGCTCTAGGTTCTGCTCCCATGGCTCTCGGATACTCTGCTGAAAAAGCTCAATATAAAGATCAAATGGCATCAACTCAGAGAAACTATGCAGTCCCTGGAGTAATGGCAGTTAAAAGATTACTTACTGGCGCTTCTAAATCTGTAAGAAATTCACAGATATTTAAAACTCCTGGACAAACAATTTTAGGTGGACTTTCTAATTTATCTGGCGGAGGTGGTCGAAAAGGTGTATACAAATTCGGTCATCAGTTAAATAGATATGGAAAACACTCAGGTTCAGTATGGTCTCAAAAAGCAGGTAAATTCATTATGGATAACCCCAAAACAGCCTTAGCAGGTAGTATTCCAGTCGGTGCTGCAGTTTTAGGAGCAACATGGGGAACTGGAGAGAAAATAGTAAATAAAACAGCTCGGGCTCTAGATAAAGATGCTTTCAAATATCAAGATTCTAAAAATCAAGAAATACAATGATTATAAAAAGAAAATTATTCACTAAATACGACGATACTGATAATCTTAAAAGAATGAAGGATTCAGATATTCTTGCTGAAAAACCAAAACAGGCTCCTGGATATGGTTCTGTAGCTGGGGCTGCTCTTGGTGGGGCTGCTCTTGGTGGAACAGTTGGTGCTGTTGCTGGAGCTTTTGGAAAGAATAAGGCAGGTCGTAGTTTACTCGGAAGAATGGGTAAAGGTGGAAAAACTGGATTAGTTGTTGGTGGTCTTCTAGCAGGTGGAATGGCTCTTCGAAATAGAAATAAACAAGCTGAAAATAATGAATGGTATAATAAAAGACTTAATTATGCTCAGAGACAGGCTAGACGAAGAGAAAAACAGGATTGGAAGACAAATATGACTCAAAGAGATGGTTATTCCTATTAAAATTAATAAAAAATTATGGCAAAATTTAAACCAAAGAAAATAATCAGAGATGTAAAGGAGTTTTATAAAAATAACCCTACGGCAAAAATTACTACTGCCACTGCTGGATTTTCTGGAACTAATCTTGCTATTAATGCTACTAGAAAAAATTCTGATAAAAAATATCAAGAAGAACAACTAGAAGCAATGGATAAATTAACTAAAGCACTTGGAGGAGTTAATAAAACTTTAAAAGAGGTAGAAGTAAAAGAACCAAAAAAGACAACCTCTTATAAATTTAAAAAAATCTTTTCCGAGAGAAATGATAATAATATGATTACATTTAGAAGAAAAGACTTTAGTATATTATCTGATACTGTTAAAGGAGCTATAATTGGTGGAAACGTAGCTACCCTAAGTTTACCATTATCCGGAAAAGATGCTAAAAATATTAAATATGAAGGAAGTAACCCTACTTTCCGAAAATTAAATACTCTAAGTCCATTTGCTAAACGACTTGGAGTAGTAGCCGCCGGAACATTAGTCGGAGCAGCTCTTGGAGCCTTAGTTGGTACTATAAAAAAAGGTGATGAGGCTATTTCCAGAAAGTTAACAGTTGACAATAGATTAATGGATAGAGTAGTAGAGGATCTTAAGAAAACAGGTTTTAAAGAAGGCTCCGATTTTACAAGAGATCCTAAAACGGCGGATTCTCTTAAATCAGCAATAAGTGTAGCTATAACAAGAAATTCTGGTGAACTTAGACTTCTAGTAAATACAATAGCAGATAATAAACTAAAAGATATAACAAAAAACATAATACGAAATCTACCAAACTCAAGTGCAGTAACAGAAGAAAGTAAAAGTAGATATAATGAGATTTCTATAACTACTATATCTGATGGAACCGCTGATGTTGGTTTAATAGCTGGAATATGTGAAAAATTTATAAGAAATAAATATCCAGTATATCTCGTAGAAGTTGGTTAAATAAAACAATTAATTATTATATTTAAATTATGGCACAATGGACTGAAACTCTCGAACCGTATGTAAAAGTTATAGAGAGAGTACATACCGCAGCTCTTAATCCTACTGCAGGTGAAAGTTTAATTATCGGAGTGACTTTAATTTCTGATGCAGGCCCAGCAGTTCCTACACTGATCTCTAGTCAATCTGAATTCTTAAAAACTTATGCTTCAGGGGACTTAACAGAAGATTATATGGCATCCTTGAATAATCTTTATCATGATGCTAATAATACAGGAGATAAAAATGTAGCTGCAACAATGTGGATGAATGCTTATAGATTGGCTGGCTCTAATGTTATGCTGGTTTGTAGAGCATCTAAAGCTAACGATATCTACTACGCTAAACCCATGACTAAAACTGATTATAGTACATATATCCTTAGAGATGGTGCTTTAATGAAGGGATTTAGAGATGCTGATAAAGGTGTCGTTAAGTTTGTTCTTGATATTGATGGTGATGATGCAGAACATGATCAAGATGGATGGTCAATTAATTTGAATGGAGTAGGTATTCTTGGTAATCGTACCACCGATGATGGTCCTCAATATGATTACTATGTAAGAACTCTCCCCGACTTAGTAAATCAAATGAATGAAACTAATAAATTCTTCTCTCCATCTTATAAATTCTTCACAGATCCTAATAATATCATCTCTGAAAATGAAACAACTGATCCCGATAAAGCAAAGGCAGTTGTATTCTATGAACTTTATCTAGGACAGGATATGCTAGATACTTCAGACTCTAGATGTCCACTAGGAAAGCAGTATATCGTGATTTGTGAACCTGATTGGACTAGTGATAATCCTAATCAAAAACTTATAGATATTAATGCTTCCGCTTGGTCTGGTTTCGAAGAACAGAAATATTATGCAGTTAATCAATATAACTCTAATACTGATCTGAGAGTTAGAATTAGACGTTTTAATCATGATGCAGTAGTTACCAAAGAATTAACTAACCCTGCTTTGAATGAAAACTCTGATTCTCCTTATATGGTACTATCGGCCGTTCTAGATACCTATACCAAGAAAGGAACAGTAGAACCGTCAGAAAGTATCCTACAGCGAGATTTTTATGAAGTCGCTGTTCTTGATCCTAATATTTCTGACGAAGTACAGTTCTTTAATATAGGTAAAGTAACCGGCCGTGGAGATATGGAAGTATCAGAACTCAATGAACTCCTAAGTATGATTCAACTTCAACTCCCTGACGATATGAGAGAGCTTGGATTGAACTACTATGGATACGGAGCTGATGATAAAGTATGGGTAGAACTTGATTCTAATGACCCAAATGCAGGTTCTTATAAACAAACAGTTTCTTCAATGACTGATCTTTACAACTCAAAAGGTATGTCAGTTGGAGATGTTTACCGAGTTGGATCTGGAAGTTCATATAAGTACTATGAATATCAAGAAAATGGTGGAGATCAAGTTTATGCAAAATTAGGCGTAGATCCAACTGAAACAGATATTCTTGATGTATCTGAATCGGATCTTAAGAAAGCACTTGACGAAATCAACATTCAGGAAATCTATGTGGTTGAAGGATTATGTGACCTTGGAAATACATCACTAAGTTTCCAGAATTACTTGGCTAATATGGCTATCAATTCTAACTATTTCTATCCAGTATCAACAGTTCAGAGCACAAATTATATGACTATCGCTAATAATGCAACTAAAATAGCACAAGATTCATATAAACTCTATCTGTCTGCACCTTGGGATATCGACTCCGGTACATTTGGATGGAAATATTATTGCTCACCTGCTGTTATTTACTGGGAAGCTGTGGCTAGAAACCGTAGAAATAATGCAGAATTTGCTCCTGTACTTGGACAAACTAATGGTATTGTTCAGTATCAGAGACCTATGACAGAGTTTAATAAGAAAACTCGTCAACTTCTATTATCTAAACGAGTAAATACCGTACTCTGGAATTATCAAACTAATGCTTGGAATATGAATGATAAACAAAATTGTCCAATTTATTGAAATTGAATTTTTATGAACTGCTGGGATTTATATAAAAAAAATAAAAATCAGCAAAAAGGATTACTAATATAAATCCTTTCTCAACGACTAAGTATAAAAGATAAATAAATTTTATTATTTTTCAAGATATAGTCTAGCGAAATTACCAAATAATTTTCTAAAACGAATTATACTAAGCAAAGTGTGGATAATATTGTTTCAGATGAAGGTAACTCTCGTTTAGCTATTCGTATCTCAAAAGCTATGCCTGTATTACTTAAACAGTATATAGGCTGGAGAATTGCACCAAAACTTTGGGAAAGTGCGATTGGAACTATTGACTATTGGTTCAAATCAACTATTCTCCCAATGTCTTATAATATCGATGATTACCGTATTATCATCGATGAGACAAATAACCCTGTTCAAATTCAGCGTAAATAATTGCGCCTTGGATTTTTATATTACCGAGAAAAATAAGAGAATTGCTGGAAGATAATAAAATAAATCAGCAAAGAAAGTTTACAAAAATTTTCTCTCAACGACTATGTACTTATTAAAATGATATAGTCTGATCTTAAATATTAATCTTATATTTAAGTTTAACAATAATGCAGAATAAAATGGTGGTTAACGTTTTGGTTAGATACCAGAGAGCTTTGAAATATGTCATCGTAAAGTATATGCGATTATTATACCAATTGCTGGAACTTAATAAATCCAAAGAATCAGCAAAAATAGATATAATTCTATTTCTCAACGACTAGATGTATAATTAAAATTTCATGAAGATTTTAAAAGATATAGTCTGAACATGAGTAGATAATACTTAGCAAACATATTGATATCACGACATTTTCGACGTTGGTATGGATCTTGCAGTCTCAGAGTACGAAGATACTAGAGGAGCAGCCCTTGAATAATAAAAACTATGATAGTATGCTGGAGAAATCTGGCATACTATCCTTTATAAATAATAGAATATGCAAAAATTTACAAAAGATGATATAATAAATAATATTATTTCGAAATTAACTAAAGATATCGAATTCCTAGGATTAGAAAACTATTCAAAAGATATATCTACAAAAAAACTAAAAATTATTTTAAAATGTAAATTACATAATATAAGTAAAATTATAAAATATTCTAGTTTTATATTAAATGGATGGCATTGTCCTGAATGTTCAAAAATAAAAAGAACACTTCCAGAAAATATAGCAATAGAAAGAATACAAAAATCCATATTAAAGAAGAATAATGAAGGGAATAATATATCTTTTTTAGGATTTGTAAATTTTTGGAAAGGCTCATCAACGAAATTGATTTTAAAATGTAATATTCACAATATTATTTGGAAAACAACAACCTATAATGGATTTATTTCGAATAATTTAATTGGTTGTCCTGAATGTTCAAAAGAAAGAAAAAAAAGAAAATTAACTAATTTAGAAGCAGAAAATAATATAATTGAATTTCATAAATCATCTTCCATAAATGAATTGTCAATATTCTATAATATTCATAATAGCTATACAGGTTATAATTCTCCAGTTGAATTAGTTTGTTGTAAACATGGAAAATTTTCATGTTATTATAGTTATTTAATGACTGATAAAAGTAGAAATATTATACTATGTCCTAAATGTAGAGAGTTATTTGAACGTGAACAGGAAAAGAAAAGATATTATAATTTAATAATAAATAGAGTAAATTATTTAAATAAAAAATATAATATATCTTTAGAATTTTTAGGATTTAAAGAAGAATTCAATTATCAAAATACATATTTAATACTGAAATGTAATATTCATAATCATATTTGGGATACTACTAGACTAGGTATATTTTTAAAACATGAAGGAAAATATTGTATATATTGTTCAAAAACTAGTAGTATCTCGTTTATGGAAAATTCTTTATACTCTATTTTAAATAGTTATTATTTAAACATAATTCGTCAATATAAATTAATAATAAATAATAGAATATTTCATTTAGATTTTTACATTCCTGAATTAAATACTATTATAGAATATGATGGAGAACAACATACTCATTGGATAAAATATTTTCAACCTACATATCAAGACTTCGTAAATCAAGTCAACCGAGATAGATGTTTAGAACAATATTGCAAAGAAAATAATATAAAACTTCTTCGAATTTCCTATAAAGACAATAATAGAATCCCTGAAATCATAAAGATATTTTTCGAAGAAGGAAAAGATATAACAACAAAAGTAGAACCTAAATTATTACCAGTATTATATCATGGATAAAACATTATTAATAGATCTTAAGAAGAAGTTATTTATACGAGCAGCATTAGTCAATTTAACTTCTCTTGACGAAATTTTAGATTTAAATGACTACCTTAGTGCAGATGAAATACTACTGGAAATAATTAAGGAGTCATTAAGAGAATTTGAAAATACTCTACCATTAGTTCTGGAGATGAAAATGAACCGTTCTCAGATGTGTAGTTGTGAGAACATGGGACTTGAAGGATATTGTGAGATTAAGAGTAATTTTACATTATTTCTTGATTGTAAAATATCGGAAGATCAGATTATATTAGTTCCAAATTCTATTCCTATGTACAGAATAGGTTCTATATCTTATCCAGCTCCAGGAAACTATACTTATTTTACGGATTATAGACGTCCATATGTTTTTATGATGGATATGCCTAGCTATGATCAATTTTATGTTAGGGGAATATGTAGTCGACCAATAATTCCTGACTTTCTTCCTGATAAAACGTTTAATCCAGGATCATCTAAAGCAGCTATTTATTGGCTGAATATAGAAGAAGGATCAAGGGGTACATTTTTCATGGACCTTACATTATGTCATTTATTGAATTACATCAGAAATCTCAAAGCTTCTTTATTGCTCCCTGGTGTTTCTATTGACGTTTTATCTAATATCGACCCTGCATATCAAGAGCTTAGATCTAGGTGTGATAATTATATACTCCAATCTGGATGGTATGGAGATTTACTTGTTTAATATATAAATTTATGATAATAAAAAGAAAGTTGTATTCTCTTGCAGGAACTAGAATATTAGCTGGATTTAATAAAAAAGTTCTTAGAAAGGCTCCAATGGCTGCAAAAAGATCTGCCATAAAAACACAAAATAAAGTTCTTTCTGGAGTAGCAAGAGGTTTAAATAAGGTAGAAGGAGTAAAAATGGCGGCAAATCAAGCAGCCATTAATCCAGGAAGAGTTGTAAATACTAAAATAATTCAACCATCTATAGAAGCACCTATAACTTCTATAGCTATGAAAACAGTACCTATTCCTGGGACATCTGCTTTAGTTAGTGTAGTAGGAAAACCAGAGAAAACTATGTGGAAAAAGATTGGAGTTGGTGATAAAATGTCTAAGGCTGCATCTAAGTATGTAGATAGTAAAGGAGGTAGAGTTGTAGAAGATGTAGTAAATAGCTCAACTAATTATTTAAAAAATCTTATGGTATGACAAAATTTAGACAAAAACAATATACAATTCCGGAGGGTCACTATACAGGTCCTAAGGATATGGATAAGGTTCCAGGAGCTATAGAAGTAATCGGAAAATCTGCCTTAGCTGGTGCTGGTATTGGAGGAGTTACAGGTAGTCTCCTAAAAGATGCTAGTATTACCAGTGGTGCTATAACTGGAGGTAAATATGGAACTATAGCAGGTGTAGTATTAAAATTCTTCTTAAACTATTTACACAATCCAATGTCATCTATTAAATTTCAAGAAGTAGATAAATTAATTCGTCGTGAGTTTGGTATTTATAGAGCTTCTGGAGTAACTATAGGAGATTCATTAGATAAAAGAGCAAAAATAGATGAGAAGTTTAGTTTTAATGATCGAAATGTAACAGCTTATAAATTAAATTTTTCAATACAAGATAATTCCATTACCATGTATACTTTTGGAATGACCTCTAAGGAATTGGAAAAGACTTCAGATAGTTTAGACTATTACTGTAAGAAGTATACAGGGATGGAATATAGTAGTTATGCAATCAATTCTAGAAATAATTCTTATTCAGTGGCTATTGTATTTACAAATTATCAAGTTATAGCCAACTTTATAATGGAACTCAGTAATACTCTTGGAGTAAAAATAAATCTTCTTGATAACAAAGCTTTAGTTGAAAATAGAATTAAGGAAGTTGAACAGAAGGATTTTTCGGTTAAGTCTTTAAATAAATATGATTTAAAGAAATTTATTGGGAAAACGGGAAAATTTCTATTTTCCGGTAAATCTGAAGATCTTATGGGTTTAATTTATAGTGCTGCGGTAGCTTTTTCTAATGATTCTGATATAATTCCTACATATCGAGGGGATTTTGGAAATAAATACTTAGAAAATAGCCTTAAAAGACTTCGTTATGTTGAAGGTTTAGATTATACTGTTGGAGAATTTGGTGGAGATACTGGTATTAATATGTCAATGATCTCTGGAATATTCGTAATAACAGTGAATAAAGAGAATACCGATGAACTTAAAAAGATTGATTCTATTTTCTGGAGTCACTTGAAAACAATGGTAAATAGAGTAGATACTGGAAAAGTAGTTGTATATAACTACACAATAAAAACAAGAAATGAATTTGATTTTATCTTAAAAAAATTCATGTCAACTGATGTAAAACCTAATATATTTGAAAAATGATAGTACCTAGAATTCGATATTTTTCAGATTTACAAGCTAGAAAGATGATAACGAAATTAACAGAGAAATTGGATAAAGATCGTATCGGGGATTATGAAGTTTCTAGTAAAATTCCCAAAGATGTAATTAGTATATATCCTGATCCATCTTCAATTAAAATATATATTCCAAAAGATCTTGAATATAGTCAGTACGAAATTGATGATTTCATTAGATCTATGGCAGCTCATATTAGAACAACTACGATCCTAGAGAGAGATATATATGTAATGAAACTATCAGGATCTCTTACTTTTGAACAGATATATAAATTAATACGTGAAATAATTGATACAGAAGAATTTTGTACTATTATTGACTGTGATTAATCTTTAAACTAAATATATACTATTATGGCGGATATGATTTCAAAAAACTTAGATAAGGCAAATAGGCTTTATTCTATTGGAATGAAAAATATAAAATTACAATTAAAACTTCTTGGGACTGAATTTGTAGTACTCAGACCAAAGAGTAATTCAAAATGGAAAAATGTTTTTGGAGGTACATATTCATCAAGTAGTACATTAGAGAACGATTATGATCAATTTACTACAATATTGATATTAAATCAGAATGAACTAAGAGATGTATGGAATCGAAACAGAGATAATCTAGAAGTATATACAGATGATGGATCTCTTGAAGTAGGGGATGAATTACAATATACTCGTGGAAAATATACATTCAGATTTAAAATATCTCTTAAAATGGGTTACTCTGAAGTAGCTGAAGTATTCTATGTTTATACATTGAATAGTATTATTGAAACTTTAGATATGTAATTATGAGAGAAAGAAATATAGAAAATGAGATTCTGAAGCAAAATAAAATTCCTGGATGTGATCAACTTACTAGACCTGAGGAAGTAAAAGCTCTTAGTAAATATCTTAAAAGTATTAGAACAACTCAAGAAAATCATACTTCCCTAGAGAAAGATAATCTAGAACTCCCTGGAAGAACAACAGGGAGGATTCCAGAAATTAATTCTCTCGAAGATCATATAGAGGGATTAGATGGGGTTCGTGGTATTAAAAGTCTATATAAAGAATCATCACGAGAACCACTTTCTGATAATAGAAACTCTGACTCGGCGGAAAATCATGGGTTGTATACAGAAAAGACACGTGAAAATCTGTATGATCCTAGGAAAACAGAACTAGAGAAACATCGTGAGGATATAGTAAATAAAAAAAATATCCTTGAACCAACCCTAGAAGACCGCCGAGAAGAATTAACTGAGGAACCAAAAGAATTAAAATCTCTAGGTACAGAAAAGTTAAATCTAGAAGGAGTTAGAGATGTAAGAAATCTTTATATAAATACAAAAGAAAATCTTAAGGTTCCAGAAAAAGATCTAGAGTTAGGAAAAGAAAGAGAATCTCTTATTGATAATCACAACCTAGAATTAGATCTAACAAGAATAGACCTTGAAGGATTTAAAGATTTATCATACAAAGAACAGCTCGAAGTAGATTCTAAAAATGAATTAGATACTACTCGAATATCTTTAGAAAAAACAATTGAAACTTCTGAATTATCTAGTTATAGAGAAGATCTTAAAGAAACGCCGGAGGAATTAGATAAGTTAGAAGATCACAGAGAAAAATTAAATAGTGGAAAAGATAATCTAAAAGAACTTGAAGATACTAAAGTTAAACTCAGAAATCCAGTAGATGATGCTGAACTTTCTAAAACCAAAGTATCTTTAGAGAGAACCGTAGAAGATAAAGAGTTAGAAACTTATAGGGAAAATCTTAGGAAAACGCCGGAGGAGTTAGATGAATTAGAGAATCATAAAGAGTCTCTTAGAAGTGGGGAAGAATTAAAGAGTTTACCTGAAGATAAAATAACTCTTGGAGGTACTGTAAAGGTATTAGAAGAACTTGGAAACACTAAAATAGATTTGGAAGGTACTGAAGAATCTGAGATATCTACTTTAGAGGATTATAGAGAAAACTTAAGTGTAGAAGATAATAATTCTCTTGAAGATACTAGAATAGACTTAACTGGAACTAAAGAAGCTGAGATGTCTGAACTTGAGGATTATCTTGATGATCTAGAAAATACGAAGGATTATGAGGCTTCTGAGTTAGAGGACACTAGAATAGATTTAACCGGAACTAAAGAATTCGAACCTAAATCTTTAGAAGACGAGAGAATAAACTTAGAGGGTACTAAAGAATATGAATCAAGTTCTTTAGAAGATGAAAGGATAGATTTAAAAGGTACAGAGGAAGCTGAACCTGAAAGTCTTGAAGATTTTATAGATAAACTTGAAGATACTAGAGATTTTGAGTTAGAAGATGAAAAACTCGAACTCCCTGAAACTTCTGGAGATGGATATGAAGGTTATACTCCATTAGGTCCGGAAGAATTAGATAGTCTTGGTGGAAATATCAATAATTTCTATGATTCTCTCCTTGAAGTTCCAGAAATAGCTGATGCTCCTAGACAATCTGGAGATTATACTCCTCTTGGCCCAGAAGAGTTAGATAGTCTTGGTGGAGATCTTGGAAATTTTTACGATTCTATTCTAGAAGTTCCAGAAACAGATAATGAAAATTATCTTTCTCCAGAAGAAGTAGAAAAAATCATAGAAAATCCAGAACAACAATATAATTATAAAGATAAGTTACCTGAAGTAGCTAAAGGAAATTCAGCTCCTAGAGTAGAAACAGAAGGATCATATAATTATCTTTCTCCAGAAGAAGTAGAAAAAATCATAGAAAATCCTACTTATTTCTATAACCAACAAAAAGAAATTCCAGATGCACAAGCTCCTGATGGACAAGAAATTTATAAATATTCAGAAAATCCTGAACTATCTTCTGAACAAGTAGAAGGTCCTCCTATGAAATTACCTAAATTTGGATTAGAATCTCTTAATTTAAGTAATTATCTTAGATGGACTGCTGAAAAAGCCGTGGGCTGGACTGGAGTACATGGAGAGGCAAGACAACTTCTTGTTAATGAAACACTAGCTGGTTTGGTAGTAGCTAGAGACGAGCTTGAAAAAGTAACTAAATCAAATCGATATAGACTCCCTGGAAATGATGGCGGTTTATTGGGTGATTTAGTATCTGGAGGAGTTTCTGGTGCACTTGACAACCTAGGAGACAAGCTCGGAGATGCTGTTAATAGTATCGTTGGAAGCAAATCAGTAGATATATCTAATCCTTTGAATAGACCAGATGAAAATAAATTTAAATATAATGGATTTGAAGAAGCGAATACACGATCAACTAGTAGTAATGCTTCTAATCCTATAAAAAGTCAATCTGTATTTTCTTATGATGAAATCGAACTCTTAAGTAAAATAACTAATGAAGGAGCAAAGAAAAATTCATCATCATCCTTTTGGAAAAAAGCAGGTAGTGCTTTAAAAGATATGGCTTTAGGATCTTCTGGAGGAGAAAGAACATACAGTTTTAAAAATAATTATATTTCAGGTAAAGGTATATTAATTACTCTAGAGGAATTATGTGGGATATCTAGCGATACTGACGATACTAATACTGTAGAAGGTTTATATAATGTATTAAAATCTAGCCCATTTATTACAACTCCAGATAAATTTACCTCAACAGGGTATTCAAATTATAATATTCAAACATTAGATACTAATGCTTTCTGGGAAATTGCTCTTGAACCTTATGCAGGGCCTGAAAATGGAGATCTTAATTATCTTCCTGGAATCCACGAAATAAATATAAGAAATATCGTAATGCATGGAGTAAATACAGCTTATAATAAATGGATTCCATTTACTAGTTTTGATCTTCAAAAATCTAAAATGACATCAAAAACACTGAGCTTGTATGATGGTGAAATTAGTTATCCTGTTTCAATGGAATTTACTAATGAACTTCGAATAACTATCGCCGACGATCAATATAAATCTTGGAGACGATACTTTGAAGAATGTGCTAAAGCTGCAATTTATAATAGCGAAGGACATACATCTGATTATTACATACTGCCCCCGGATGAATATTCACTTACAGCAATAGATACTAATAATGTGTGTATTGCTATGTATAAAAATATATGCTTCAGATGTAGAATATATGTTATGACACCACAATATAGTACAATTCAAAAATTTGATTTGCTTTTAGTAATGAAAGATTTCTCTGAAGAGTATACAGGGGATATTGGAGACGGTGCAGGAGATCTTACGGTATCATTTAGTATCGTAGGAGAGAATCCAAATGAAGGAAAAATTCCAGAAGTTAAGGTAATACAACATAAAGCTCCCGATAATTCTTCAAAAACAGATTACGGTTCTATAGTAGAAAGTGGAGTAAATTCAGTAATGAAACTAATTAAATAATATAAAGCTATGTATTTAAGATTAGGAACAACTAATATAAAGTACTCCACTGAACAAGATGATTTTACAGTATTTTCTGAAGTTGTAGATTCTAAGATGTCATATGAGAAACCAATACTTGTGAGAACTCCTGATGAACTTGATATTTGGTTTGGATCAGATTTTCCAGGGAAAGATTATTATGATGAACTTTTAGAATCTGGAGTTACTTTATTCTTATATAGACCAATTAAGGTTGAACAAAATACTAATGCTCCTGACTATGTTGACCTAAAAGAGTATTCTATAGATCAAAAATTATACTATAACTTAACAGAACTTCCAGAAATCGGAGAAGATAAAGTTTTGTATAAGGTAGTAACAGGAGAAGGCGAATATAAAGAGGGAAATTTGTGGTATACTCTTTATATATATTATCTAGGAGAATATATGAAAATCCTAGAATTACCACAAAATCTTGACACTAATAATACGAGTTCTCTAGAAAATAGGGATGTATTAAACATAAATTATCCAGGTTTTATTGGACCTGAATATTGTTATCCGAAATATATAGAGGAAGGAGATGTTGATTATACTGAAAAAATTAATGAAGAAATATTATTATCTCATCTTCCTGACTTGCTAAGAGTATCAAAAGGGTATGAAACTTTAGCTTATTCTTTAGTATATAACCCTGAGATAGATTTTCACCCGATAGACGAGGGATTAACTTCTAAATATATAATCCTGAAAAAACTTAAAAATGACTCTTATGAAAATATAATGATTTGGTTTAAAGAGGAAATTAATAGTATCCCTAATATTCCAAGTCAGTATTATGATGAAGCAGTCGAGGTCGAAATCAAAGCCAAAGAAAGTAATAAGGAAATTTTCAAGAGGTTAGTAGAAGTTATAATTCCAAGTCAATTAGGTTATACAGTCGAAGGAAATATCTCGGAGGGTTACAAAATATACACATCATATTCTGTTCAGGTTACTTATTTTACTAATATTACTGATCTATTATTCGAACCAGATTTTAACACTACACACAATATACTATCAAAAATCTCGAGCGGAAGTACTAGAGTGAGATTTATATCTAAAACAACTGGTACTGAAGGTGGAGATCCCGAATACTTAGATAGTGATATTAGTGTAAATATTGAGAAACTGAAAGGAGATGATAAGTATAGAGTAACAATCGAGAGGTATAAATATCAAGAAATTTATGAAGGTGGTTTATTTACTATTGGACAGGAAAGACTTGATACTATAATTACTTCAGAGTCTAAGTTAGTTAGATGTATTCTCTCAACATCTTACATAAATCGAGAAACAGGTGAAGAGGTAGAATATAAAAAAGGTACTAAAGAATCTGAATTACCTTCTGGAACATGGTATCTTAAACGAGCCTGGAAAGAAACGGCCGAAGATATAAATGGGGAATATTGGAAAGCGGCAGAGGCTATTTTTGGATCTGACAACGCTGGAATTATTGATTATTTCTTAGTCCCTGATATCTATAAATACTCGGCCGGAATGAAGACAGGCTCAGAGACTAGTTATTATCCAGAATACGAGAGATTTTTAGGGTATGCAAGGAGTTTAGGTTTTCAAGTATTATTCCAAAATTCTGATAATGGATGGACCTACGTAGAAACTCAAGAACTCCCATCGGCCGAAAATATAACCTCAGGAACAATTTATATAGTATCACAACCCACTGGAGGAGTAAAATTCTATAAAGTGGAAAACGGAAACTTAATAGAAACAACTGATCCTGAGGAAACTAATACGGCCGGAAATAACTACGTCTTTAATTATACCTCTGACACTGATAATCGACTCTTATATTTTTATCGAGGGCAAACAATTTTCGGACAAGATAGACCTGGATATTATTTACATATTAGAGGGCTCTTACAAGATATTTACTCAATAACTAGCGATCAGATCTTATATCAAACACCTACAACAGATCCTTACACCTTTGAATCACCAGAAGAAAAACTTGAAGAATACAAAAGTAATTATCTAGTATTTAATAACCAGATATATTATTATAAAAAATATCAAAATGGACAAGACTTCAATACTTCAGGGTGGATGAGATTCTGTATAGGAAAAGTGGCTAGAGAATTGGAAAAGAATAAATGGAAAATTCTTAGTACTAAATCAGCCGGAGATATAAGAGCTAGAATAGAACAGATCTTAAATAGAATATCAGCTGGGTACTCATATATAGATTCATTAGTTATTACTGGATTTTACCTAGACTTACCAAATAACAGACTAGGACTTGAAGTGGAATCTAGAATGAGCGACTTAGTAGATAATGATATGACGATCGATATAACTTTAAATTACGATAAAAAATAATAAAAACTATGGCAAGCGTAGCAAGTTTAGTCCGCGGAAGTGACGGATACATGAAATTTATTGACTATCAAAGTACATATAAAGATAATAATAAAGAATTCCTTCGTGGTGACATGTGGGAACTTCAATTCATTAATGTACCTAAGATAAATAATTGTCTTAGTAAAACTTTGTAAACTGCTGGAAGATCAAGTAAAGATAAATCAGCAAAAATAGATAAAAAATCTATTTCTCAACGACTATTAGCAAAGAAAAGAAATAGCCATAGATTTCTTTTATGATATAGTCTAAACATAGAACAAATGTTTGAGTTTATTTCCCTGGTACTGATATTTTCAATGCTAGATTAAATGCCGTTCAGGTAGGTATTGATTATAGTGTATCAGGTTTTGAAAAGAGAATGCGTGGTAATTATACTATCATTCAGAAGACAGGTCAAAACACAGCTGGAACCCTGTCGTTGGCTTTTGTAGATAAGGAAGATCAGGCAATTACTTACTGGTTTGATAATTTAAAAGTTGTCCATTAAGAGATTAAAAGTTCCTTAATGAATCTTTGTGAACTGCTGGAAATATCTCGTTATAGTTATCTCCATCGCTTAAGATTTAGGATTAAGAGCGATGAACCTAATATAACGAAAAAATAATCAGCAGAAATAGATATGATTCTATTTTTCAACGACTAAGTACAAAGAAAGAGGGTTAAGCCATAGTTCCTCTTTATGATATAGTCTAGTATGATTTAAAACAAAAACCATAAGGACTATCGCCAGAAAATTGCAGATCGTGATACTAAATATTCTTTCAGAAAGGATGACTTAGTATGCGACCTTAGATTAATCTTAACTAACTCAAGCCGTATCAAAGTTCGTACTCTTAATTTCTATAACTGTATTCTTCAGGATGCTCCAATTGATGAACACTCGTCCAGATTTTTATAATAAAATCTGAATCTTTATGAATTGCTGGAAAATGTAAAACATAAATCAGCAAAAATAGATAATAAAATCTATTTCTCAACGACTAAGGATAAAGAAAGAGAAAGCCATAGTTCTCTTTATGATATAGTCTGAAGTGATATATAAAAATAACACATCAACCGGAAAATGGTTTGTAAATAATTACTGGCCGTTTAGAGAAGTAATTCCCTAAATTATTAGTAAGTAAATTCGGTGAAAGGATAATTCCCGATACCGAGCTAAGAATTATATTTCAATTCTTAGTGTAACGAATAAAGACTTACCAACTTAGAAAACCCTAAGTTGAATTTGTATTCTGGGCTATAATAATATGATTTATTATAGTTAACATAACCACAGACAGAAGATGGTACAGATAGAGCTGATAAAATTTAATTGTCAGTTTAGGAATAAAATCCTAATAGAATTTTGTGAATTGCTGGGAAATTTATAAATTTGTATAAATAATCAGCAAAGTATCAATAATGATACTCTCAACGACTATGTACAAAGAGGGATTTTCCTTAAGATATAGTCTAGTTTGATAATAAAATATCAATATATTACGATTCAAGTAAGTTTTCAATTTGAACACTACGAAAGAACTTTTGATAATATTTAAAAAAATAGATTTTTAATTCAATATTAGATTTCTTATTTATGATTATCCTGGAGAGTAGATCTGATCAATCTACTCTCCTTTCATAAATAACTAAATTGAATTAAATTTATAAAAGGATAATTATAATAATGAAAAGAAACGAATTAAAGACTACAGAAGATTTTATAAATAGATCTAAAGAAATATACAAAGATCTATTTGAATATGATAAAACAGAATTTATAGACTTAGAAACACCTATAATATTAAAATGTAAAAGATGTGGAAATTATTTTGAAGTTATACCTTCAAATCATTTAGGCACATTATCCAAAAAGAACAATCATAATACTATAGGATGTCCTTCTTGTGTTAAAAAGAATTTAGATGAACAAAAAAGATTGAAATCATTTAATAATTGGATTAATAAAGCTATTCAATTATTTCAAGATAGTTTCAATTATTCTGAAGTCGATTATATTGATAGATTTACTCCTGTAAAAATATTATGTAATCATTGTAATAGATATTTTTGGCAAACTCCAGAAGCGCATCTGAAATTAACAAATAAAGTATGTCCTAAGTGTACTACTGAAAGAATAGCTAAAGAACAGAGTAATGGAATAGATTTATTTATCCAGAAAGCTGAGCAAATTCATGGAAAAGAAAGATATGATTATTCAAAAGTGAGATACGTAAATAGGACAACTCCTGTTAGAATATTGGATAAATTCAATAATGTAGATTTCTTAATAACTCCTTATAATTTCCTAAGAGGATTAAACTATGAAACTAAGGGAAGAAGTGGAGGAGAAGAATTAATCTATACTTGGATGAATAGTAATTCTGAATTATTCTACTATAAAAGAGAAGTTTCAACTAATATAAATAAAATTAATATAAGAATAGATTATATAATTTATTCTAAAAAAGATACTAACATAACTTACTGGATAGAATATAATGGAGAACAACATTACAATTTAAAATCTATGATATTTCTTACAGATGGCAGAGGGATAAGAACTAATATTAGCGAAAAATCTAAACGCGAAGGGTTAAAGAAATATAAAAAACAGTTAAAAAGGGATGAGAACGTTAGAAAATATTGTAAGGAAAATAATATAATTCTTATAGAAATTCCATATACTTACAATACCTATGAGAAAATATCTGAAGTTTTAAAAAGAATTCTCATAGAAGGTGAATCCCCTGATATAATAACTCAGCCAAAAATAATACAACCAACATAAAAACTAAAGAAGAGTGGCTTTGATCGGCTACTTTTCTACTAAACACTAAAACAAATTATTATGAATTTATTAGATATATTATTCCCTAAAAGAAAGCAAGAAAAAGAAGAATTAAAAAATCTAGAGCCAGAGATAAAAAATCTAGAAATTACTTTAGGATTATATGGAAGAACTAATACTGAAGTTTATTACGATCCATTATATGAACGAAATAGAGGAAGAATATATGATCTCAAGGGTAGAAAAGAATACCTAGAAGATCTTAAAAAAGATAATATAAAAACTGCAGTAGGTTCTAATTTAACTACAGAATATAATTATAAAAATGATACTATTAATATAAATAATATACATAGAAAAAATCCATATACAATTCTTCATGAGGTTGGACATCGTGTAAGTGATAATAGAGAACAATTAAGAGGAGGTAAATATTATGGTAATTATAGAAGTTTGGATAAAAAAGTAAATACTTCACATAATTTACATAATTCTATTATGAACAATGTAGGAAATTTATCTACATTAATGAATGAAGCTAATGCATCATATCATGCCGCTGCATTAGCGAAAAAATATAATCTTCCCAGAGAAATGCAAAAAGCAGGAAATAAAAGTCTAGATTATTCCTTTAGAACTTATGAATCCAATGCAGCTAATAAAATGATGACTGATGATACTGTAAGATTACTCGGAAAATATAAAAATAAATAAAGAGATTTGGAAATTAATCCAAATCTCTATCAATAGCATAATAACCTTCAGGAATATTCCATACCCCTGGATCTAATGCATCTGTAGGTATTTCTGTATTTTCATTAATAGGATATAACATTACTATTTTATAATTACATTCTAAATGAGGTCTTATTATATCTTTCTCTTCATCAGTAAGTTTTCTTTCAATTACCGCTTCTTTGACTATTCTTTTCATAATTCTACGTATTTAAAGTTTATATTACATATACTAGGCTTTCAAATTGATAAAAGGGAGGTTTTATATAGGTTTGTCCCTTATTTATGAGGACAAAGGAGCTTCCCTTATATTACACCCCTTTTCGCTACCGCTAGGGGTGTCTTAGAAAAGAAACATTGAATAAGATATATAGGAAATTTTAGTATAATATTATTTTAATTAAGTTGACACCCCTTTGGCCTCTAAAGGGCCAGGGGTGGTATTTCTAGATTAAAAGCTCATAGAAATCCTAAACATAAATATTCCATGTCTCCGACATGATCTTATGTTCTTTATCTATATGAGCAAGTGTCACTTTTTTGTCAGATAAAATATATATAGTACTGTACTAAAACTACTCCATTTAAAGTGACAAAATGCGTATAATATCCTTTCAATTTTAATTTGTCTACTTTTTAATACTATATTCATTTTATTATACTGTACCAAAATGATCCAATTAAAGTAGTCATTTTGCTTATAATATCCTTTCAATTCCTTATTTTCGAAAAGGGAATCCTCCTATGTCTTCAATTTTAAAAGACATAAAATTATTTTTAACTGGATTCTTTATTAAGATTATAATTAATAAAAAAGAATATTATATGTCAATAGTTAAATTAAACGATTACATTGTTCCAAGAGGTATTAGATTTATATCAGAACTAGGAACAGATTTTAGATTTTATAAATTACCTGTGAAATGTATTATTAATAAACAACTTCCAGGTTGTGGATTTACTGAATATTGTCTAAGAGGACCAGAAAATGTAATCTTATGTAGTCCAAGAAAGATGTTATTAGAAAATAAAAAGGATCAACATAAGAGAGAAGTATATCTGGTTATAAATGAATTAGAAAAGGAAGTAAATGTGGATAAAGACCTTAGTAAAACAGATAAATCTCAAGTATTTATAGATACTCTTAAGGAGGTAGTTCATGGGAAGGATACGGTCTATAATAAATTAATGAATGAAATTAAAGATTACTTAGGAGAAAGAAAGTATTTAGGGAAACCAGCTAAAATATTAGTAACATATGATTCTTATAGAATAGTAAAAGATATTCTAACCTCTTTAGGATTATTTGATGGATTTTATACTGTAATAGATGAATTTCAGACTATTCTACATGATTCTAAATTCAAATCAAATACAGAACTAGATTTCTTATATCACTTACATCAATCACATAGTGCATTATTTGTAAGTGCAACTCCTATGTTAGAAGAATATCTTAATATGTTAAATGAATTTGATGGCCTTCCTTATATTAGTATGGATTGGAGTTCTGAAGATCCTAATAGAATTATAAAACCAGCATTAAGAGTATTAACAATGAAATCTGTAGGTGAAAAATTACCAGAAATTATTCAAACTTATAAGGATGGTAATTATGAAAAAGCAATCCGAATGGTTAATGGTTACCCTAGAGAAATAATATCAGACGAAGCAGTATTTTATGTAAATTCTGTAAATCATATTACATCTATTATTAAAAAGTGTAACCTTCAACCAGAAGAAGTAAATATTCTTTGTTCTGATACTCCTGAAAATCTTAAAAAAATTCAAAAAAGACTTGGAAAAAAGTTTAAAATAGGAAAAGTACCTTTAGAAGGAGTAAAGTCAAAAATGTTTACCTTTTGTACTAGAACAGTTTATTTAGGAGCAGATTTTTACTCTACCTGTGCTAGATCGTTTATCTTTAGTGATAGTAATATTGATTCC